CAGCAGCCGCCGATACAGCCACACCCCCCTCAGCCGGCACTGGTAAAAAGCCCACATACAACACCCATAGCATCCAGGAAAACGATTGAAGAGGGGAAAAAAAGAGCGTTGTGGGAAGCTGCTAGGTCAAAACTAATAGAACAAAAAAAAAAAAAGAGGGAGCTGGAACTAGAAAGATTTAACAAAATAAAAAAATTAATTAAAGAAATGCGAGAAATAGAAAAACAAATGGCAGAAGAAGATTTAGAGGGTAAAAAAAAAAAACTTAATGAAACAAAAGAACAATTAAAAAAACTAGGAGTAACAACAAAAGAACAATTAAAGACACTATTAGAAAAATCAACACAACCGAAGACAGGAGGAAAAAAGGAAAGACAAAAACAACGAAAAGCGGCAAAAGAAAAGATAGAAAAAATGGCAAAAGAAAAGATGGAAAGGGCCGCGAAAGAGAAGGCGGAAAAAGAAAAGGCGAAAAGGGCAGCAACAAAAGAAGCGGCAGCAAAAGAAGCGGCTATGAAAAGGGTGGAAAAGGCGAAAAAAGCGGCCATGAAAAGGGCGAAAAAGGCAGCAAAAGAAAAGGAGGAAATAGAAAGGAGAAAACAAGAGGTAAAAAATACCAGAAGAAGTGTCTTACAGAGGGAAACATGGAAAGAAAGGATGGAAGCGATAAAAATAAAGTAAAAATCACCCTTATTAGTAATTCCAAGAAAACTAATTAAGAAAAGTATTTAAAATAATTTTGAAATACATTCTTATAATCTTTATAATGCCACCAAAGAAAAGAGGAAGAAAGCCTAAAAAAAAGAAAGAAGGAGAGGACACGGTAAAACCACCACCAAAGAAAAGAGGAAGAAAACCGAAAGGAGGCAAAATAGTTAAATTAGATGCAAAAAAAAAGAAGGTTGAAAAATATGTTCCGAATATTATTATGCATTTGAAAGTATCTAGTAAAGATGTTTTAAAGGATGATATAACCAGTATAAAATATGAACCAAACATTGAAAATCCAGAAGCATATAATATTGATGATGTTACAAATTTAAATTATCAATTATTATCACAAGTAGAACAGAAAGAAGAAAAACAACAATATATAATAAATGTGAAGGAAGAAGTAAAAAATGTAGATACAAAAGAAGAAGAAAAGATAAATATAAAGGATGTATGGACAAAGTTAAATGCTTTAAAACATAATTTAAGAATGAAGAATGTATCGGAAAAGGAATCTAATTGTTTTTGGTGCACATGTAGTTTTGATAATCCGGCAATATATATTCCGAAAAATTATGTTGAAGACAAAATAGAAGTTTATGGCTGTTTTTGTAGTCCAGAATGTGCTGTATCATATTTAAAAAATGAAAAAATAGATACGTCAACAATGTGGGACCGTTATGCATTATTAAATAATATTTATGGGAAAATATATGATTATGAAAAAAATATTAAACCAGCACCGTCACCTTTTTATACATTAGATAAATTTTATGGTAATTTAACAATACAAGAATATAGAAAATTATTAAAAAACGATAGATTAATCATGGTAATTAATAAACCAATGGCTAAAATATTGCCTGAAATTTATGAAGAAAATAATGAAATACCAAATATTTTAAATAATATAGCATCGCAAAATGAGAAAAAATTAAGTAGTAAATATACACTAAAAAGTAAGGAAAAATTTAAAACAAAAACAGCAATACTAAAAAATAGTTTTAATGTTTTTTAAGAAATATGGTTTTGAATATTTCTTAAAATTATAAAAAGATATTTTCAGGTTCATTATTTTCAGCGGATGCATTATTTTCAGGAATACTTTCCAATTTATTGGTTTGTTTTTTTAACATTCGTTGTTTAACTTTTTCTTGCTCACTTAAATGGTGATTAAGTTCTTCAACTTCTTGAGATTTTTTTAGATAGTCTTTAATTTTTTTGTGAGAATCATAGTTTTTATTTTGTTTATCTTTAAATTTTCTAAGTTCATTCATAATACCTTGATTTAAAGATACGAATTTATTTTTTGCTTCTTTATCTTTTCTTTCTTTTTCTTCAAAATTTGGATTTAAAAATTCTTTAATAACCTTTATAAAATCATTATCCCATTCTTGTAATTTTTGTTCGGCTGTATCTTTATCATAATTAGTTTGAGACATAACTATTTTTAAAATAGAATCTTTTTGAATAGAATTCATATAAAAATGACAGATATATTAAAAAAGGATATTAAACGGAATATAATTAAATATTATATTAATGAGTGAAATGAATTCTTTATGTGTTAATGATATAGTAGAGGAAATATCAGGTGTTCTTAGTAAACACCTGTCATCTGCAGCGCAAGTTATGAATAAAATACAAGAAGAAAAAAAAGGATTAGAAACAATTTTACTTGAAATACCTTATGTAAAACAGTTAAAAGATGAAAATGAAAAGGTGGTTGAGGAAAATAAAAAATTAAAAGAATTATTGGGAAATTGTTCTAAATATAATAATGGTGATTCAAAAAAGAATGAAGAAAAACATATATTATTGGAGGTTAGCGAAAAAGATGTAAAATCATCAGCGGATATTATAAATGAGGAAATAATTGTAAAAGAAATTGAGCAAGATTTAGAAAAAAAAAGAAAAAAACAAATGGATGAAATGCAGGAAAAACTAAAGTTAACATCATTTAATATCCATGAATTAATGGATGGAAATGATGTCAGCAGTGTCGAGGAAGAAGAGGAGGAAGAAGAGGAGGAAGAAGACGAAGAAGAGGAAGAAGACGAAGAAGAGGAAGAAGACGAAGAAGACAAAGAAGATAAGGAAGAGGAAGAAGAGGAAGAGGAAGAAGAGGAAGAAGAGGCAGAAGAGGCAGAAGAGGCAGAAGAGGCGGCAGAAGAGGCGGCAGAAGAGGCAGAAGAAGAGGAGGCAGAAGAAGAGGAGGCAGAAGAGGAAGAAGAGGAAGCAGATGAAGCAGATGACGCCGAAGAGGAAGAAGAGGAAGATAATACACAAATAAGAGAAGCAAAAGAAGAAGATGAAGAAGAGAAAGAAGAAGAGGAAGAAGAGGAAGAAGAGGAAGAAGAGGAAGAAGAGGAAGAAGAAGAAGATGAAGAAGAGGAAGATGAAGAAGAAGTAGAAGAAATAGAAATAGAAGGAAATAAATATTATGGAAATAATGATAAAAAAATTGGAGATATTTATGAATATTTAGAAGATGGCGATGTAGGAGATGTAGTAGGTCATTATGTAAATGGAGTCCCAATTATAATATAGAATGAATAATAATATTATGTATATTATATATAATTATGTTTGGAGGAGGAATATGCACACCAGCGTTAATATATTTAATTTTTTCAATATCTCAAATAATGATAGATACGGTCAAGGGATTTTTTAATACAGCGATGATAAAGATGATAGTTACTATTATTTTTACATTTATGTTAAATTATTTATGTAATGCAGGTTTAGGGATATTATCATGGATAATAGTATTTATACCTTTTATTTTGATGACTGTTATTGTAACAATGTTGTTATTTGTATTTAATTTAGATCCAAAAACAGGTAATTTGGTTAGGGCGAATGGACAAGAAAAAACACAACGAGATTTAATATTATATCATGAACATGGTGGTGAAAAGGGTGGTGAAAAGGGTGGTGAATGTGGTAAATGTGATAAAAAAGAAAATCCATTTTATAAAATAAAGTTAGATGATGATGCTAATAGAGGGGCTACAAATATGGACCGTCCAGTAAGTATACCTCATATAAGAGACCAGCGTTTAGCAAATTACGTATAAAAATATGTATAAAAATATGTAATAATTTTATAATTTTTTAAAAATATTTAAATAATTAAATAACAATAATATATAAATGTTAATGTTTATATATTATGCAACCATATGCTATGTTTCTATTTTTTGTTTAACAATATTAGATAAAATTAATAAAAAAGAAATAGAAAATATTGAAGATTTTCAAGGATATTTATTTTTACATGTGTTGGGTGTTTTATCAAAATTTTATAAAGCGAAAAGACTTTCTAATGAAACTTATGAAAAATATTTTAAGATAAAAGATTATTATTATGATAGTGATAGTGATAGCGATGATGACGATGTTGAAAAATTTAAATGTAATTTACATGTTATGTTAGATAATAAATTTAATATTTTTAAATTAAAAATTAAAGATAATGAAATAACATCGATGCATGAAATTTTATTAGAATATGCTGAAAGGGATAGTGTAAAATTTTTTATTGAAAATAAAGAAATGTTTAAAGAAATAGAAGGAAAAGATTTAATAAATAATAATTTAGAAGAAATTATTAAATTTTTAAGAAATGAATTATTATCAAATATGAAAATATTTTTAAATATAGAATTGGTAAATGGAAAAAATACGGATAAAGTATATGATATTACTTATGATATGCAGAAATATTTTGTAGAAGGAAATATTATATTATCAAAGTTATTTTTAAAAAAATTACTTAAGATAAAATTTAATGAAGATTTGCAAGATGATTTTTCAATTAATATTATGACAGAAGATATTAATATGTTTACATTAACAAATGAACAAAAAATTAAATTAGCAACAGAATCAACAGAATCAAAAACAGAATCAACAGAATCAAAAACAGAATCAACAGAATCAACAGAATCAACAGAATCAACAGAATCAACAGAATCAACAGAATCAACAGAATCAACAGAATCAACAGAATCAACAGAATCAACAGAATCAACAGAATCAACAGAATCAACAGACTTAAAAACAGAACAACTAAGATTAAAATATGAGATTGTATAATTAAATTAATAAAAAATATTAAAGAAAATATATATTATTATTATTATAATATGGAAGAACCCCAAATGGAAAAATCTCATGAGAAACATAATTTATCTGATAAATGGGTTTTATGGGCGCATTTACCACATGACACAAATTGGTCATTAAAAAGTTATATAAAAATTTGTAAGATAGAAAATGCTGAAGACATTATAGCATTAAATAATAGTTTACCAGACCAATTAATTAAAAATTGTATGTTATTCTTAATGAGAGATAATATTTTACCAATGTGGGAAGATCCAAAAAATTGTGACGGAGGGTGTTTTTCATTTAAAATAGTTAATAAGAATGTTGCGAGTGTATGGAAAGAAATTTCATATTTATTAACAGGAGATGTTTTGTCAAATGACCAAGCATTATTAAATAATATAACGGGGTTAACTGTATCACCAAAAAAATCATTTTGTATATTGAAAATATGGTTATCAACATTAAAGTTTCAGAATGTAAAAAAAATAAAGGAAATAGAAAACTTGCCCTTTCATGGCTGTATTTTTAAGAAACATAAACCATAAAAGTTATGAGTTATAAATTAAAATTTATTTTCAGATTTATTATTATGAAATTATTTAAAATTGACAAATTATTTCATAAAATACTTTTAATAACATTGACACCATTCTTAATATTTTTTGGTATGAGGAATATGTTTTTTCCAATAAATATATTTTTTATGATGTTAGGTGTAATTATAATATATATTGGAAATTATAGTTACCAAAAGACGAATGAATATTTTTATTTATTTGAATTATTAATAATTGGTCCATTATTATTTATAATAGGATATACAAAAAATAAATATATTTATTTAAAAAATATAGCATCAGTGTTAGGTTTTACTTTTATAATATATTATTTTAAACAATTTGTGATAGATTCATTTTTAAGGAGGTAAAGGAGCCAAACAAAGTTTAATATCACCTAAGCTAGCAACGGAATATTTTACAATAAGAGGGAGGTCATTTTCAAGATACATTTCGATAGAATTGCAAAGATTAGTGCATTTAATAAAATAACCAAGATTTTTAAGTGAAAATTCTCCCTGGATAACAGTGCTTTCATTTTGTTTTTGAATAAATTCGGTTACCCCGTCCATTTCTGTTCTACTTAATTCGCAATTAGCGAAAGGACCTTGACATTTAAAAATTAATTCATTACCGACAGATTTAATTTCTAATCTTTCAGAAATATTAGATAAATCGCGAATAATTTTTTGGAAGTCGCTAGAAGGTAAGTTAATAACAGATGAAAATTGCACACTAGGTAATTCTAATTCTTCTTCATCGGGTTCAATTAATTTTAACTTTTGATTTTTAGATTGTTGGATATCACCATTTTCAAATTTTAAACCCAAATAATTTACAATACCATCACAATATTCCGATTCTTCAATATAAATAGTAAGAGTATCATCATTATCAATTGAATTAATTAATTTAAATAATTGAAACATATTTACACCAATTACAATTTTTGGATACTTGCAAAAATAATATTCAAATTTATTTGCATCGAGAAATAAATGAGCCAAAATTGTGTGTGATTTGTCCATGTTTATAATACGCATACCATCTTTTTGAAAAGTTATATTCGTTTCTAATAATATATCTTTTAAGGCAGTCATTAATGTTCTAAATGGGGCAATTTGAACTGTTTTTATTTCTAAAACATTTTTAGATGTCATATATAATTTTTTTAAATTTAATCTTTAAATACTTATTAAAATTTTTATAAAAGATGTTTAAAATTAAATTAAGAATTATTGAATATATATAATTTATTATGCAAAAATCTATTAATCAGATAATAAGTTTATATCAAGATAATAAATGTAATACAGAAGTATTAGATAAAATTACAAGTTTTATTTGCGATAGATTACCAATAGAAGTTGTTTGTTGGAAAAAAGATTTTGATAAAAACAAAATTAATCATGAAAAGGGGAAATTTATTTCTGATTTTTTAAATGAGGAATCGAATCAATATTATTATATAGAAGAGACGGAGATGTTTATAAAATATGATAATTTAAATTATTCATTAATTAATGAAGATGAATTATTATATTTAATTTTAAGTGAAATTTCAAAAAATAAATTATTATTATCAAAAAAGCAACAAATAAAAGACATAATAATAAAAGAAATAAAAACAAATAAATTTGGTTCGGGAATACCAGATTCAAATACAATACAAAATATTATTAATTATTTTTATCCTGTTTTATTTAAAACAAAATCAGAAGCAAAATATTTTTTATGTATTTTGGGAGATAATATTTTGAGAAAAAATATAAATATGTATTATTTTATGCGGAGTAATTCTGAAGTATTTTTAAATCATATAAATAATTGTTTTAATGATTATTATAATTATAAAATAAATAGCAATTTTCATTATAATATTCAAAATTTAACTAAAAAATTAAATTATGAAGATATTAGATTAAAAATGAGAATATTAGATTTTAAAGAGTCTATTAATAATACGAGATTTTGGAAACATTTTCTTGAACAGAATGTTTTAAATATAATATCGGTGGCGATTCATTATTCAGGAAGATATGATAATTCGGAAGAATATTTGAATCATAAGATAGAAGATAAAGAAAAAATATTATATTTAAAAAATAATACAAAAGATGATATTCTTGAGAAATTTACTAAAAAAAATATATGTAAAGAAAATGGAAAAAATATAACAAAAAATGAATTATATTATATTTGGGAATTATTTTTGATAGAAGAAAATATACCATCTATTTTTGAAGTAAAAGGTTTATTTTATGAGAAATTTAATAAAATAAATAAAATTATTGATATTAACAATTATTATTTAGATTTATTTTCAGACAAGTTGTTGGTTGCAAGACAATTTAATTTATTTTGGAATAATAATATGACAGAACAACAAAATGATGTAATAGAAATTAGTGAAATATTTTATTTTTTTAAACAACAAACAAATATTAAAACATCATCGGAAAAAGAAATTATTTTAATTATAGAATATTTTTACCCATATATAAAAATAAGTAATAAGAGATATATAAATAATCATAGTTGTGTATTATGGAATAAAAAGCAGACTATTCGAGATGTAATAAATAAAATAGCAGAAAAAGAAAATATTGAAAATATAACAAATATGAAATTATACAAGAAATATTGTCAATATTTGAAAAAAATGAAAAATGAGTTAGTTGTGAATAAAACATATTTTATGGATGTTATAAATTATATAAAAAATCTTTAAAAAATCTTTAAAAAATCTTTAAAAAATCTTTAAAGAATGTTAAAAAAAAATAAATTGAAATCTTTTAAATATGAATAACAAAATATTATTAAGACAATCTAAAAATGAGAAATATTGACATTTATGATGTTATGGTTTACGGATTACTTGTAATTTGTTTGTGCATTGTATTATCTTGTTTTACAAGATGTTGTTCATCATTTACTGCCTATGAATTAGAAGAGTTATCGGAAATAGAAATAGACAGACAAGAAAGACAAGCTATTCGAGAAATAGAAGAAAGATTATACAATGAAGAAGATATTAGACAAAATAATATAGAATTAGATAATGCATTTCGCCGGGCAAACTTAGAAAGAGTTGAATTAGCAGAAATGTTATTAAATTATGTAAAACATTTGAAAGAAAAACAAAGAAAGGAAGAAATGATGGAAGAACTACAAAGAAATAATACAGATGACATTGTTGTATTCATAAATCCTGGTGATGAGTTACCTGTATTAGGTGAATTAATCAATAATTAATTGTAGATTAATTATGATGTGATTTACCCCAGAAAGTATAATGTTTGGAGTGTGTATATTGTGAAATAATTTTTGTAAGGATAAAGAAAAACATGGCAGTGTGAATATAATATGTTGCTGGGTTTACCAATGTTAATAAGGAAGCAATTGCCATAATAGATGCACCTATAAAAAAGGGGTCTTGAAAAAAACGGTTATTAGAAGAAATAAAATCATTATATCCGGCAACAGCCAATAAAGAAAATCCTATTATTTTTAATATAGTTGAAAATGATGATTTTCTTCTCATGTATGATAAATGTAAATATTAAATTAATACTATTAATCATTTTATTAAAATAGTATTAATTAACAAAAATTAACGGCGTCTGCGGCGTCTTTTCTTTTTAGTGTCGCTGCCTTTCCTTTTGTTATTCTTCATAGTTTTAACCATACCCTTTGCCATTTTTTGAAATTTCTTACCTTTTCTTCTACGGGCAAGGTCAATGTATTTGCCAAGATGCTTTTGTTTTTTTGCAGTTTGGCTCTTTTTTCTAGAGACAATTTTTCCATCCTTTTTTTGCATAAGATGCTTTCTGGTAAGAGCTTTTTTACCAGGATTAGTTTTATAGGCAGTTCCGTGCCATACTTGTGCACGAGAACCAACAAGAGTTGCGAATTTTTTTCCGTTAACGATGACACCACCGTCTGAAGCACGTTTCCAATTTCTGCGAACCATTATATATATAATCAAAAGAAAAAAAGAATAAGTATTTCTAAATAAACGCGAAAATAAAATTGATTTAAAAATATAATTTAAAAAAAAATAATATTATACTTTTAAAATGTCTGAAAGTAAAAAAAGTGATAAAATAAAAAAAGAGCTCGCAAAAAAGTATCAAAAGAAAACAGATATTGAGCATATTTTAGATGCTCCAGACACATATATTGGTAGTATTGAACCAGATAATGAACATAATTGGGTGTTGACTGAAAATTCTACTATGGAATGGTCAGAATATACTTGGACAGCAGGATTTTATAAATGTTTCGATGAAGGTATTGTAAATTGTCGTGATCATAAAATTCGTTTGGATGAAAAAATTAAAAATGGAGAAAAAAAAATAATTCCTGTTAAAAATATTGAAATTACAATAGATAAAAAGACGGGTGTTATTACAATGTATAATGACGGAAATGGTATTGATATTGCTAAACATCCAGAATATAATCTATGGATTCCTGAAATGATTTTTGGACATTTGAGAACAGGTTCTAATTATGATAAATCTGAAAAGAAAATTGTTGGAGGAAAGAATGGTTTTGGATTTAAATTAGTATTGATTTATTCAAAATGGGGCGAAATAGAAACAGTTGACCATATTAGAAAATTGAAATATACTCAACGTTTTGAAAATAATTTATCAAACATTTGTAAAGCAAAGGTTGTAAAAACGAAAGTGACACCTTATACGAAGGTGTCTTGGTTACCAGATTATGAACGTTTTGGTATGAAAGGTCTTACCGATGACATGTTTAGTTTATTGAAAAAGCGAACATTGGATATTTCAGCAGTAACAGATAAAACAGTGAGAGTTAAATTTAATGGAAAATATTTTCCAGCAAAATCATTTGAACAATATGTTGATTTGTATATAGATACAAAATCAGTGACAAAACGAATACATGAAAAACCGCATGATAGATGGGAGATTATTATATGTATGAGTCCATTAGATGAGTTTACTCAGGTGTCATTTGTAAATGGAATTCATACAAAAAAAGGTGGTAAACATGTTGAATATATTATGAATCAAATTGTAAAAAAAATGGTTGCGTATATTGATAAAAAGAAGAAAATTAGGGTAAAACCAATCACAGTTAAAGAACAATTAATGTTGTTTTTGAATTGTGTAATTGAAAATCCAGCATTCGATAGTCAAACAAAAGAGACAATGAACACACCAGTATCAAAGTTTGGTTCTAAATGTGAAATTTCTGATAAGTTTATTGATAAATTGGCAAAAATGGGTGTCATGGATGCAGCGATAAATTTAAATGAAGTGAAAGCAAATAAAGCTGCGAAAAAATGCGATGGTCGCAAGACAAATAATATTCGAGGAATTCCTAAATTAATGGATGCAAATAAGGCTGGTGGAACACAAAGTCATATGTGCACTCTTATTTTATCAGAAGGAGATTCGGCTAAAGCTGGAATTGTGTCTGGTTTAAGCAAAGACGACCGAAATTGGTTTGGTGTATTTCCTTTAAAAGGAAAATTGTTAAATACAAGAGATATTTCACAGATTAAAATTAATAATAATGCCGAAATTACAAATATTAAAAAGATTTTGGGTTTAGAAACAGGAAAAAAATATGAAACAATGGAAAAAATTAAAAAGCATCTTCGTTATGGTAGAGTGCTGTTTATGACAGATCAAGATTTAGATGGTGCACATATTAAAGGATTGTGTATTAATTTGTTTCAAACACAATGGCCTGATTTGATTAAGATGGATGGGTTTATTGGCTTTATGAATACACCTATATTAAAAGCAAAAAAAGGTAGTAGAGAATTGTCATTTTATACAGAAAGCAAATATCATATATGGAAAGAAAAGAATAATAATGCTAAGGGTTGGCGTATTAAATATTTTAAAGGTTTGGGAACAAGTTCATCAAAAGAGTTTAAAGAATATTTTAAAAAGAAGAAAATGGTTACATTTAAATATGATAAAGATGAAACATGTGGAGATGCGATTGCTAAAGTATTTGATAAAAATCGAGCTGATGATAGAAAAGATTGGTTGGAAAATTACGATAAAGATGATGTATTGGATGTAGATAAAAAGAAAATTTCATATACAGATTTTGTTGATAAAGAAATGAAGCATTTCTCTAAATATGATTGTGACCGCTCAATACCAAATATGGTAGATGGTTGGAAAATTAGCACAAGAAAAATATTATTTTCGTGTTTTAAGAGAAATTTAGTAAATGAAATAAAAGTTGCACAGTTGGCAGGATATATTAGTGAACATTCTGGTTATCATCATGGTGAAATGAGTTTGATAAAAGGTATTATTGGTATGGCACAAGAATATGTTGGGTCTAATAATATAAATGTATTAATGCCGAATGGGCAATTTGGTACACGATTAATGGGTGGAAAAGACCATGCTAGTGAAAGATATATTTTCACAGCATTAAATCCATTGACAAGATATATTTTTAGAGAAGAGGATAAAAATATTCTAAATAATCAAGATGATGATGGTATGATGGTTGAGCCAGAATATTATGTTCCTATTATCCCTTTTGTATTAATTAATGGTGGAAAGGGTATTGGAACAGGATTCAGTTATGAAGGTTTATCATATAATTTGCTAGATGTTACTACATATTTAAAGAATAAAATCAATAATACGATGAAAGATGATAATATTGAATTGCATCCGTATTATGAAGGTTTTAAGGGAGAAATTATTAAAAATTATGATAATAAAAATAAATATTTGATTAAAGGTAAATATGATGTTATTAATTCTGATACTATCAAAATCACGGAATTGCCAATAGGAACATGGACTACGGATTATAATGAATTTTTAGAATATTTGATGTCTGATAAAACAAAAAAAGGTGGTAAGAAAAAACCGGTTATTAAGAAAAAAGTTGATTTATGCACAGATGTTATGATAGATTTTACAATAAAATTTTATCCCGGTGTTTTACCAGAATTATTATCTAAACAAGTTAATGAACATGTTAACATGCTTGAAAAGACATTAAATTTAACAACAACTAAATCTTTAACAAATATGAATTTGTTTACAGCGAATCATTGTTTAAAGAAATATCATAACGTATATGATATTGTTGATGATTATTATTTAATTCGTAAAAAGGCTTATGTAAAAAGAAAGGAATATATGATTAATAATATGAATTATATTGTAAAAAAATTGACAAATAAGGCAAAATTTATATTGGAACAATGCGAAGATATTATTGATTTAAGGAAGAAGAAAAAGGAGGAAGTTATTCAATTATTGAAGACACGTGAATATGATATATTTGATGAAGACGAGGAATATAAATATTTAAGAACAATGAGAATTGAACAAGTGGAAGAAGAAAATATGAAGAAATTGCTTCAAAACAGAGATGAAAAAATGAAGGATTTGGAAATAATTAAAAATACATCAATAGAAAAAATGTGGCTAAATGAAATTAAGGACCTCGAAATACAATTTAAAAGATATAAATTATTAAGAAGGGGTAGACAAATGGGGATAAAGGTAAAGAATGGTAAAAAGTCAAAATAAATTATAACATGTAAATAATTATATAAATAATAAAAATATAATGTAAAAATAATAAAAATTATAAATTTTATTTTTTTTTTAAAAGAAAGGTTTCATTACAAGTGTGTTTGAATGATAACTAGATTTAGGTAAATCTATAGGAGTTGCTAAATTACTAACATGTTGTTTATATTTTAAATAACTTTCAGCTTCATTATAAATTTGAGGAACGGCGTATTTTATAACAAAATCATTTAATTGTTGGATTTGTTCTGTAATATTATTACATAAATTTCTCGAATGTTGTAAATACATTGCTCTCATGATAACTTTTAAAACATCCTCATCTTGATAACCTATATTGTAAATACCGTTAGATTTTTTATTGACACCTATAATTATTAATTTTTGTAAAAGATCAATATTATCTGCAGAGAAGAAAGTTTTTGATAATAATGATTTTTCAAAGTGTCCAACTAAAGCATTTTTAAATTCAGTTGATTTTTTTACTTTAGGTGTTTCATATAATAAAAATTTATCGACATTATTATGTCCTATTATATTTACACGACCATTCATATATTTTATTGAAAGAAAAAAATAATATTATAAATATTTATATATGAGTTTTAATAGTACAGTATTAACAATAGCCTCAGTTGTATTTATTTTTATGTTAACAATAACAGCATTAATCATAAAAAGAAATTATGAAACTCAAATTTTTCCACCCGAGGTTGCTAAATGTCCCGATTATTGGGAAGCATCTACTAGTGCAGATGGCGAAGAATCATGTTTATATAAAGGAAAAAATCCACCCTTGGATGGTGCATTCCCCAGTGGTTATATACAAACATGGGAAAAAACTGGTTCTATTGTGACAGATCGTAAAAAGAGATGCGAATGGTCGGAAGAAAAAAGAGTTCATTGGGACGGTATTTGGGATCCTAATCATGGATGTTAAAGATTAAATATATTTTATAAAATATTACAAAATATATTAAATAAATTTTTTTTATAAAATATTACAAAATATATAATATGGATTTATTTTCAAAAATTAAATTATTACCAACCGACTTACTTAGGTTTGAGTTATTACCATTTATCTCAAATAATATATTATTATTTACATGTAAAAAATATTATGAGAAGAATATAATAAAATATAGATTAACAAATAATAAATATTCATATAAAAAAAATGGATTAATTCTAGATGGTTATATAAAGAAAATTATTATAAAAAGATTCGATTATATATTTTCACTATTAATAAAAGAAAAATATGAACATTGGAGAAAAATAAAAAAATATAAATATAAAAATTGGAAATATAAAACATATATTGATGTTTTGGAACAAATATGTATTGAATTAGATTCAACAAAATGTCGAAATCATATTAAAACATATGAAAATACTCATAATGTTCGTAAAAATAAGCATAAAAAAATGAGACGTATAAATAATACATGGAGCAATTAAATATCAATATGTTATTAAATAGAATTGAAAATGAAATAAAATTTATTGATTGTTTAAATAATTTTGAATTAAATAAAACAAATAAAACTATAAAGCGGGGTATATATATATATGGAGCACCCGGTTCTGGTAAAAGTCAATTTGTGAGAGATATATTAAAAAAAATAAATTATGATACAGTTTTGTATGATGCGGGGGATATTCGCAATAAATCAATAATAGAAATGATTACAAAACATAATATGTCTGATATTAATGTATTGAGTTTGTTTAATAAAAAGAAGAAACCAATTGCTATAGTTATGGATGAGATTGATGGAATGAATAATGGTGATAAAGGTGGGATAAATTCACTTATAAAATTAATTAGACCAAAAAAAACAAATAAACAAAAAAAAGAACAAATGACTATGTTACCAATTATATGTATAGGTAATTATCATATTGATAAAAAAATAAAAGAAATAATGAAAATATGCACTCCAATAGAATTAAAAAAACCAACTAATGACGAGATAGAAAAAATATTAAATATATTAATGCCGAACATTTCAGATATTATAAAAAAAAATTTGTTAGAATACATAGAAGGCGATTTAAGAAAGTTAAATTCATCATATGAAATTTATATGAATCATAGTCAAATTTTAAATATACATTTATTTCAAAAAATATTTCAAAAAAAAAATTATAATGAAGATACAAAAGATATAACTAAAAGATTATTGGAAAAGCATTATCCAATGTCTCAGCATTTTTTATTAATGAATGAAACAGATAGAACCAGTGTCGGATTATTATATCATGAAAATCTGATTGATTATTTGCCGAAAATTAAAAATAAATTAAATATTAAAGATTATATATCTTTACTTAATAATTTCATTTTTTCAGATTATATAGATAGGATAACGTTTCAAAAACAAATATGGATATTTAATGAAATGACATCATTAATAAAAACATTTTATAACAACCATATTTATCATAATAAAATTATTGATAAACCAAAAAAAAATGTAGGTGATATTAGATTTACAAAAGTGTTAACAAAATATTCAACAGAATATAATAATATAACATTTATTCAAGTTTTATGTAATAAACTTAGTATGGATAAAAAGGATTTGTTTTCATATTTCTTATATTTAAGAAGAGAGTATAAAACATCAGAAATTATTTATGAAATTTTATTAAATAATAATTATGATATAACTAAATTGGAAGTAGCCAGATTATATAGATTCTTAGATAAATATTATGAAAAAGATGATGAAGAATGTTAAATAATAAAATTCAAATATAATTTTATTATTTTTAAAATGAATGTTTAGATACAAATTTTTTAAATCCTTCTGAATTTCTTTCACCATTATAAGTATCTATGACTTTATCACCAGATATCATTAATAATGAAGGAAAGCCAGTAACATTATATTTTTTTGCTTTTTCTTTATCGGAACTAGCTTCTAATGTTTGAGTAGACATACTTGGTTTTGAATCGATAAATTTTTTCCATTCAGGTTCCATTTTCTGGCAATGTCCACAGCCATTCATTTTAAAGAAAACAAATGTTTTATCGGTGTTAACTTCTAAACCTTCTAAATATTTATTATTACCAACAATCCATCGCAATTGTTTATATAAATAATGTAAAATATATAATCCGAGAAGTACTATAAAAACACGAATTACAGGGTTCTGTTTTTTTAGTGTTTTAACTAACTTGCTTAATACATTTGATTTTCTAGCCATTATAATATCTAATAATATTAAATATTTGCATAAAATTTTAATAATTCTTTATCTTTAATAAATGCTGTTGGTTTTAAAGAAGTTTCACGAACAAAATGAGGATTTGGTTTAATTAATAATTTTCGTTTATCAAATGTATTAAATTGATGTGCACAACACAAAATACTTTTTCTTGGGTCAAGTTGAGCTAAAGGAATTTTATAATTTTTTAAAAATTGTTTTTCTTCTGCCATTTCAGCTTCATCATCGTATTTAGTTTGTTCAAGTAATTTTCGTTTGAACGCAAAGGTTCCAGCCGTAGCGTGCATAGGTCCATATGGACCAAATTGAAATATTTTATCTAAATCATTGAAGTAAATATAAACAACACTACTACCTACCGCTAATGCAGTTGGATTACCTCTTAATCTATTTACAGCATGATTTACTCTCTCTGGTGGATAATAATCATCATCATCCATATAAACAATAATATCTCCCTTAGTTTTTTCATGCATTAAATTTCTTTTACGACCCAATTTCATTTTTTCTTCATAACGAAAATATTTAACACATTCAACATCTTTAAATAAGTCTTCGACAGAATCTTCACCATCATCAATAATTATCCATTCCATGAGTTCTTTAGGATATGTTTGTGCTTTAAAACATTTTATTAAATTTGGAATGAAAAGTCTTCTATTATAAGTTGGTGTGCATATACTAACAAATGGTTTTCCATTAGCAGATACTTTCTTCTTCTTCTTTTTTCCCATTATAAAAATAATATAAATTATACTTTTTATATTATTTTTAATTTAAATAAATTACGTTGAATTATTCAAAGATTTTTTTTGTTGTAATAGTTGTTTATTTAATGATTCTTTATTAAGTTGGTCTTGTGTTTTACTGACGCTAAATTTTGGTCTAGATTTATTAATTGTATTACCAATTGCTATACTAGCCGGGTTTGATAATCGTGAAGTGGTAGACCAAGCTGAAGACATACCTTTTCGCCATTTTTTATTTTTAGGGTCGTAGTCAGGATTAAGACATTTCTTTTTTTTACCGCTAACTACATCATCATCGCCGGCAGGAGGAGCAGCACAATTACCACAACTTCTTGATTGTGGTTTTGAGCTACTTAACGATTTATAATATTTACTTTGTTGTAAGGATAATAATATTACTAATGCACCACCGACAATACCTAACATCATCTCTTGATTTTCAGGTGTAATAAAATCTAAATAACTTATATCTTGTTTAAAAGAACCAGAAAGAAACATTCTAAAATTACTCAACCATAATGTCCCTGCTAAAATAGCCCATATAAATTTATAATCCCATATTATGTTTGCCCACGTTCTAATAATTGTTTTCATTCCATCAGCTTCTTTCTCTTGGCTCCCAGTGAATATTGAACCAATCCATAAGAAATGAGACATTATTAGGAAAAATGAACCTACAAATCCCATAAATAAATGAAGAATGAGCCATCCAAACATTTTAAAAAATCTAGCTATTTTCCACATGATAGGCCATCTGGTATCTTGATTAGCTGATGGTGGTCGTAATTTATCACTTGAATTATAATTCCATAACATTGCCATAAATGGAGATAAAACTATGGAAGATATGGATAGAAAAACAAATGCTAATGGAAATACCATTGTTATAAGTAATGGTATAACAATGAACACTGCTAAAAAATCACTTAACCATAATTTTTTATTGATTTTATCAATCTCACTTAAACTACCCCAATGGTCTGCTTTATAAAAAAGTTTTTTTACTGCACTAAATATGCTATAATACATTTTTGTAGACCATTTAAAAGTGAAAAATAATGGTGCCATTAAAACATAAAAAGTATCAATATGTTTATTGGGACCTTCATTGGGTTTATGTGGGTAAATATATTGACTTAACCACGGGAAAAAAATTTTGCCATACTTATTTTGTTTAGCCGGTTTATATGCTTCTTCCTGAACAACACCCAGTGATATATTTTTTCTAAACAATAATTTATCAAGATTTATACCAGCACAAGTAATGAATTTACCATATGTTTTATCAAATTCATTACTTTTAGCTAACGGGGTTCCTTTTATTTTATATAAAAATGCCGCACAAATATATGCGAAAAGAGCAATAGCTAAACTACCGACTAATGGTTTTTTTAAAAACATGTCAATTGTGTCTATATTTTGAATACAAGTATTAGTTTTATCATCCCATATATGAGATTCTTTATTTTCACATTCCTCTTTTTTATTAATAGTAGTCATATTATATATAAATTATATTACATAAAAATATTATTTAAAAATTACTTTATATGCTAAACATAAATGAAATTAGATACGACGCCTCACTTGGATTTTAATAATGTGTTAATACGACCACAGAGAACAACTATTTCTTCTAGGTCTGAAGTATCATTAGAAAGAACATTTTCATTTAAAAATAGTAAAAAAACATGGACGGGTGTGCCTATAATGTCTTCTAATATGGATACAACCGGCACATTTGAGGTATCTAATGTTTTAGGTAGACATGATATGATAACTTGCTTAAATAAATTTTATAATATTTATGACTATGATACTTATATTATTAAAAAAAAAAAAGAATTATCTAAGGAGGCATTTTCAAAATATATAAAAAATATTGTAGTATCAATTGGTATTCATGATAATGATTTTAATAATTTGGTAAAAATATTAAATTTTGTCCCTGAAATTCAATGGATTTGTATTGATGTTGCTAATGGTTATATGAAAAAATTAGTGGATTTTTGTAAAAAAGTGAGAGATAAATATCCAAATAAAATAATAATAGCTGGAAATGTTGCTACTGGTGAAATGACACAAGAACTTATTATAAATGGTGGTGTGGATGTAGTAAAGGTTGGGATTGGACCGGGAAGCGCATGCTTAACACGTTTAAAAACTGGTGTTGGTATACCACAATTAAGCGCTATTATTAGTTGTGCAGATGCTGCTCATGGCTGTGGTGGTTATATTATTGGTGATGGCGGTATAACATGTCCGGGTGATATGGCTAAAGCATTTGGTGGTGGAGCAGATTTTGTTATGTGCGGTGGAATATTTTCTGGTCATGATGAAAATCCGGGTGAACTGATAACTGAATATATTGGAAATGAAGAAAAACACTTTAAACGTTTCTATGGTATGAGTAGCGAATTCGCTATGAAAAAACATTATGGTGAAATGGCGAAATATAGGTCTTCAGAAGGAAGAGTAATTAAGGTGCCTTATCGTGGAAGTTTAGAAAATACAGTATTAGATTATTTAGGTGGATTACGTTCTACTTGTGCCTATATCAATGCTTATAAAATAAAACATTTACCAAAATGTTGCACATTTATTTTAACATCTCAACAATTAAATACACATCTTGTTAAATAATTTATATATGAATAATATAAAGAGTATGTCAGAATTAAGTGATAATTTTTTATCAGCATTATTATTATTAGTATTAGCTTTTGTAGTCTTAAATTTGTTTACAGATATTAAAGATTATTTTTATACAAAACAGTTGGGTATATTTGATAATATTTTTAAAAATAATATAATAATATAATAAATATAATTAAATGGATTTGGTATTCATTAGTTTTAAATTAATTATTTATTTTATCATATTATTTGTATTTGTTTTCATTGGAATAAATATATATTTAGATATAAATAAAAAATTATATGAAAAAAGTAATGCAGAAGAATTTGAAAAAACCGAGAAAGAAAATAAAAAATTTAAATGGTGGGGAGATTTTATACCATCGAATGGTTGGAATAAATTTTTTTCATATAATGAAAAAAAAAGGGGTGTAGTGAAAGAAGGTTATGCATCACAGAGACAATTTCTTTCAAATGTAAATGAAAAAACGTTTCTTAATAATGAATTTCAACAAATAATATTACCAGATGTTGATAATTATAATTTAGAAATAGCTATACCAGCTGATCAAAAAATATATCCAACGGTTCAGGGAAATTGGGGTTTTAATATGGATGAAGAAGGTGTTGGTTTTAGTGCTGGCGTATATAGAGATGGTCAATCTGCAGATGGTTGTATTTTTAAAGGTATTAGTGAAAAAAGATATAAATATACATTGGAGCGTGGACCATATGTGATACGATATGAAAATAGAAAAAATAAAGATAATAAGCATAATGTTACAATTTTTATAAATAATAAAAAAATAATTGTAGCAAAAAATGAAGGTATTTCAAGTGGTAATATAAAATATATTGGAACAAATGATACGTGGCTTAAAGAAAAAACTGATTCAAATGCAAAAGGTCGAAGACCATTAGATTATCTAAAATTTATTCCAATATCAAATCAATTATAATTATGTATAAATGATTGAATGATTATTGAAATAAATTATTATAGGAAATATATTAAATTTTAAAATAAATAAAAAATATCTATTAATATTAAATATAAGAAAACATGTTTAATTTAAACAAAAATAAAATTGTGCAAAATATAAAAAAAAATTCTACAAAAAGAATTGATGATATCATGGCTTTTTTTAAAAATTCTGCATCGCAAATTGGTATTATAGAAGGTTTTAACCCAATGGAGGTTATAGCAAAACTTAGTATTAGAAATGATGATGCAAATATTACACTACAGATTACAGACGAGAAAAATCCGGTGACCGGGTTTGAAATTCCAACGAGAATTGAAGTGAATGGTGAAATGTGGTATATCGCTCATTTTATATATGGGAAAGAATGGAAAAACAATGAAAAATCCTTTTTAAAAAATATTATTACTAATATTGAAAATGGTGCTGCTACTAGTAAATGTGAAACACCAGAAGGTATTCCTATACCAAAAACTGGGTTAAAAGACTATAAAATAACAAATGGGTTATTAACTAATGCCGATAAAATACCAAGACTTATTAATATTTTATTTAATAGTAGAGGCAATGCATTTATGATTCTTAAATTTGATGCTGTTGCGAGACCTGGTGAAGGCGACAACTATTATGTAAGAATGAAAGACAAACTCAATGAAGATCATTTTAAGAATATAGTGATAGATATAAAAGGACGGCAAAACGATTCTACAAAATATACTATTATTAAAGATATTGACAAAACAAATGATTTTGAAAAAAATATAATTGTAATATTTCCGAAAAATTTTTTTATATTAAAATTTATTACAGATGCGAAGAACTCAGTAATTAGCAATGCAGAAACGTGTGCTGAAGTAGCAAAGGAAAATGGATTAAAGGTTGGTAATTTTATACCAATTACAACAGAAGACGAATGTAAAATTGCAGCAGAAAGTCAAGGATTTACGCTCGGAAATAGTAATAACGCTTTCGCCAGTAATTATAATGTAAAAGGATGTTACGCATATAAATCTGGTGGCATGGAGGGTTCAGCTTTCTGGGGGAATGATCCCAGTAAACGTGGAGAATATACTAGTGACCTTGATTTGAACCAACAACAAATTCGAGTTTATTCAAGTAAAGAAGAAGATGGTGATATGACACCTTTGGGAGGAGATAACATAAAAGGATGTTTCGCATATAATCAGGGTGATTATATGAATAGGGTATTTTTTGGAACAGGTGGGACAACAGAAGAAAATGGTGCAGAAATACAATCTACTGATAAATATCGTATTTTTGATGAAAATCAGAGAAATTTGGAGGGTTTTGAAGGGTCAATGGAAAATACTGCCACAGAGAATGGTTCAATTGGACATCTTTGTCCTAAGGCTTTTAAACAAACACCAGAAATAATTGGTAATAGTTTACAAGTTTGTAAATCAAAAAATTACTTAACAGATTGTATTTTAAACGATGAGCCGAAAAATGGATTACCACGTTGTTATAATGAGAATGATGAAACTTTATCAAGTGCTAATTACCTAAAAGAATGTAAAAATATACCCGGAATGAAATTAGATGGAACAGTAACTGGTGCAAAAAAATGTATTACGGACACTGATTATTTAATAACTGGCACTAGCACCCCATTTTTAGAGGAAAATGAATTGAGGGAGTGTTACATACATAAAAATGGATTAGACCCAAATAACCCAAATGATTATTGTGACCCAAAAAAAAGTAAAGAAAGCAATAAAGATTGTTTATGTAAATTTGAGGTGCCTACTGTAAGTGAAGGGGTGCTGCCAGTGGCGAGGGCAAAAGCAATAATTGAAGACTCATTTTGTAAAACATTAGATGATAATGATTTAACTTATGGGGAGTGTGTAGAATATGCCAGGTGGGAGGTTGGTGGTGATGAAAATCCAGTTACTTCGAAATATTTTAATGATGATTTTGAAGGTATTAAAGTTGGTAATGGTTCTGTAATAGGAGGTTTTAAAAAGGGTTGTCAAAGAACATCAAATAAAGGATTTGTATATGTTGACCCAAATGGACGTTATGGTGAATCAAATAGAAATAGAAAATGGTATAAAAAAGGTGGAAATGAATCAGAAAGAGATGAGATAACTAGATTATATAATACTAAAGTTCAAACAAAAAATTCTATTTTTACTGAGGGTAATGAATATGAAAATATATGTAAAAGTAATTATAATAGAAAAAAGAACGAAACTCAAGCAACAGAAATGATTGAAGCTGAAACTGAAGTTGTTAAATTAAATAGAATACCCGGTATAACAAGTAATGACCAAATTCTTCAAGCTACACCATATGAACTCTCAGCCCAAAAGACTGTATGTAATGCCGCAAATCCACCAGAAAGTAATTGGGATTCTTGTTATATGGCAGGAGATATTGTATCATTAAATACTGGGAAAGGACGAATTCCTACTGGATACTTAGAGTATACTCCATATATAGAAAATACAGAAAATACAGAAAATACAGAAAATACAGAAAATACAGAAAATACAGAAGAAGGATTTGTAGGATTCCGCGAAGGATTCCGCGAAGGATTCCGTGAAGGTGCTTGTTTAACAAATTGTGTTCCAGCGACAAAGATGTCAGCTAATTGCGATGAAGATATTAAAGTAACGAGAGATATGAATAATATTCAGAGATTTTTTAAATTATGTCCACATGAATGTTTAACTAGCATAGATGGTGTTTATCAAGATATAAGTGATAATCCAGGGGTTTGTAAAAATTCAAGACAATGTAGAGAATCTTGTAATAAAACGGCTGTTCAAATTAAACATGTTTATGAAAATCGCTGTAAGGATGGTGAAACGTGTGATTTAGCTAAAATGAAAGGTCAATATGAAAGGAAAGATGGTAAAATTAAATATGATAGAAATATTACAATAACAGAAATACCTATAACTGAAACTATACAAGACAAATATGATAGTTTTGAACATGCTTGTTTTTCTATAATTGAAGAATTGAAAAAAACAAGTGAAATAAATATATTAGGAATATCATATCAAAGTATACCACCAACTAGTAAAGATCCGAATAAAAATTTACTTGTTATTTATGAAAAAATGAATCGCGAAGCAAATATAACAACCATACCAAATGGAGACGATGGTATATGGGAAACATATATACACAATAGAAACTGGAAAGATTATTGGTATGACCCAAATGCAAAAAAATGGACTGATATGGGTAGTGAGTTAACATCTGCACAAATGGCAAGGATGCAAGGATTGGATTTAGGTATTTCAAATGATGGTTTTGAAACAATTCCAACATATTGGGATGTTGATAATACTAAAACAGCAACATCAGAAGAAATTTGTGGTTTTATTGATGATAAAATTGCTGCTGGCGAATTAACAAATACTGATAATTGTAATGAAAAATTTAAGACAAATTGGGATGCTAGAACAATTGGTATTGGTAAAACACCTTCTTCGGGTTTAAAGTTAGAAGAATTTGAACAAGTATTTAATTTGTCAACATTAACTCAGGAAGCATCGCCTTATAGAGACGCAACAAATCCAGATGATTTTGGAGAAAAAGACCTATCTTTAGATGATTATTACAAAAGAAGATTATTAGCAAGTAGTGTAGAAAATAGATTAGGTGGTTCAACAAATGCGTATACTAAAACTTATAAACCATTAAATCCCAATGCAAAACCTAGATTTTTTAATTCTGTTTGGGGTTTATTTCATTAAATTTAATTTTATGAAAAATTAAATTTAAAAATTAATTAGCTAGCATATAATTAGGTAGCGTGTAATAATCCACATCGACCAGATTGTATCATTAATACATTATATCTTTCTTCGAATATTCGTAAATCATATGTAAAATTATATAAGGATGCTAAATTTTTTCTAAATTGAATAGGGTTTCCACTTGCATCACAAATAAACTCTTCTATACTTCCTGCTGGATTTTGCTCTGGTAAAATTGTATTAAATTCAAAATCAATTGTTTTAAAACGATTTAAATTCATTGAACCACTAGGTTGATATTCTTTACGTTCATTATTTATTGCAAAATTATAACAAAATAATCCGTCTTTAGCATTGCCGGAGGTTTTATTATATTTTTCAACATAATTGTAAACACCTGAATCAAATATGTTTTCTCTATAAACACCACCTAGTATAATTCCCAAATTTAAAAGTATATTTTTTGTATTTTTATGAACATAATTATCTACATTACCAGTTATATAAGCACTATCCCAACCTTTCTTATATGTGGTTGAATCTATTCCATATTGACTCATTTTTTCATTATCAAATTCTTCTAAAAATTTTCCTGGAATACCATTATATAATAAATTAGTATAATTACTCCATTCATTTCTATTTTTAACATCACTTCGTCTAAATCTCCACATATAACCAGATACCAAATCCTTACTTTCAAGTTTAACTATATGAGAACCGGCTATATCAAAAAAATCAAAAGTATGTATTTGTTTAAATAAAATATTATGATTATTTGTTGCCATAACTCGTTGTTCTTCTTTATCTAAAAAAATGTATGTTGAAATTAAATGGATATTTGCATCCCAATCATTTAACGTAATATTATAACCATTTTTTTCAGCTTCCTTAGCCACAGAAACGCAAGCTGTATTTGTCGGAGGTGGTTGTAAAAATCTCCACAATTGATGTTCAGTGTCATTTGGATTTGGACATGTTATTTCACCATAACCATCACTATATATTGCAGTTCTTGTATTATTTATTTTGTATAAATTCTTTATTGGTTCAAATGTCACACGAATAAATATTTCTTGATATTGTAATGCAACTAATGGTAAAGCCAATTTACTAGAATCACAAAAAAAAGCATCTAATGGAATATATAATTTTCTACCTTTAATGCTTGGTTCTACCGTATTTCCATTTTCATCAGCTTGTGCATGTGGATAAATATTTTCACGCATTTCAGCATTTTCTGGCGAATGTAAATCAACAACATTGCCTGTCATTTTATCCCATAAATTTTTTTTTCCTTTACTAAAATCTCTTTCTTTTAAACATGATAAATATTCACCAGAATATTTAGCTAATGAAACTCCACCACTATGAATTTCTACTTCCCTAATCATATTTGAACCTAATTCCGAAATCCATTTAAATTCATATGGAATTATATTATTATTATCATTAGACCTACTATCGTTAGATTCAATATATAATAATGGACTCCAAATATTAGGTATAGTAACACAAATAAATGTTTCATATAATAAATCAGCATATCTGGGTATTTTAAAATCTAATACACTTGGATTTGACATATGTAGTTTTCTTTGTCCTTCATAATCAATTCTAAATTTCTGCATACCAAAATTAGTATATTTATTGTAAGTTGCTTTAAAAAATGTTTTTTTTGGATTACCATTTAAAATAATATTTTCATTTCCAGTAGCATTTAAATTCATTAATCCACCAGTCATTTTTAAATAATTATATTATAACATTTTATTTTAAATATTTATTTAATTAAATAAATTTTAATAATATGAATATATATTATTATGGATAATGCAAAAAAATTACAAGGAAAAGTTGCCGACGGTATATCCAAAGGTGCAGATGCTATGAAAAATTTTACAAATGAATTAATGTCTGATGGTAATTGTTATTTAGTAGTTGTTTATTTGGTATGTATTATATTTTTAGTAATATTTACATATTCATTATATTTAAAAAAAGAATTATCTAAAGCAGATGCAAATTTAAAAAAAATGAAAGAAATATCGATATTAGATGCTCCTATAAATGCATTATCTCCGGGAGATTATAACAAAAAAGATACGGGAAATGGTAACGATAGTTATTTTTCATTAATGGATTATAATATTATGGGTAGTTATAATAGTTGTTGTTCTGGACCTGTTATTAATGGTCATGTTAGTCTTGAAGCTTTAAATAATGTTATTAAACAAGGAGTGAGATTTTTAGATTTTGAAATATATCTTAAAAATAACGAAGTTGTTGTTGCGGCAGGGAGAAATAATATTTATATTAAAGATACGTTAAATGAGTTGAATTTGGGTGAAGTATTAGAAGAAGTAAAAAATAAAGCGTTAGGAACAGTAGCTCAAAATAACACAGATCCTTTAATTTTACAATTTAGAATAATGAGTGGTAATTCAGCCATTTATGATGTTTTAGCTAAATCAATAAAAAAAAATTTTAAAAATCATTTGGCATCAGCGAATTATGGTAAAGGTGGTATTATAGTGCAACCAAATACAGAAGGTAACGCTAAAAATAGAAATTATTCTGGAAATGGAAAAAACAAATTTAAAAATAATATTTTATATGCTGATTTACGTACATTAAAAAATAAAGTAATTATTTCTGTTAAGGACCATGATGATTTTTTAGGAGGATATAAGGGAAATAGAGCTTTATTTGAATTGGTAAATATTGGAAATGCTACAAATGATACAAATGTTTATTGGATATCTGATTATGATATCAATACCAGTAGTCTTACAAGCACTATAGAAGAAAATAAATATAATTATTGTGTCACATATCCGAATGTATTTAATAATAAAGAAAATTCAAAAGCATCATTACATTTTAGATTCGGATGTCAAGCTATATTGATGAATTTTGGTGCAGGTTTTGATGATACACAAATGAAATTTTATAAGGAAAAATTCCAAAATGCTGGAAAAGCATTTCTATTAAAACCTGAAAACTTGCGTAGAACAAGATTATTCTTGGGAGCACCAACGCCACCCGACCCTCAATTGGGTGTTGTTCAAGAAAAGGTGTATATCGATTATGGTGGTCCAGAAAAAATGTATCTTGGATACATGCCAGGGGGTGGACATATGAATGCCGAAGAACCAGTTGACACGAATTAATTTATAAATAATAATTTTTAATAAAACAATTCTTAATAAATAAATTATTTTATTAAGAATATATATCAATATGGAAAAATGTGGAAAAAAAATGAATTTTGAAGAATGTGAAATGGCAGTTTTACGTTCTTCGATGGATAAAATAGATAAAAAAAAAGGTGAACAATTAATTAGTAATCCACTTGTAAAAAAAATAATTAATATTGTTGAAGAATTTCTAAAAAAAAATAAATTAATTTGTTATGGTGGAACAGCTATAAATAATATTTTACCAAAAGAAGACCAATTTTATAATGATAATGAATTCCCTGATTATGATTTTTTTTCACCAACACCATTAAAACATGTTAAAGAATTATGTGATATTTATTATAAAAATGGTTTTGTTGAAGTTGAGGGAAAATCGGGAGTTCATTCGGGAACGTTTAAAGTGTTTGTAAATTATATACCAGTTGCTGATATAACATATTTAAATACAGATATATACAATGCATTAAAAAAAAAATCAATAAGAAAAAATAAAATATATTATTCTTCTCCAAATTTTTTAAGAATGTCTATGTATTTGGAATTAAGTCGTCCTGACGGAGATATATCGCGTTGGGAAAAAGTTTTAAAAAGATTAAGTTTATTAAATAAAAATTTTCCATTGAGTAAAGCTATTTGTAAAAATAATTCTTTTGAAAAACTTATTAAGTATGGTATAAAATCTAACAATAAAACACATATTAAAAAGGATATTTATAAATTACTTTTAAACTTTTTCATTACAAATAAATGTGTATTATTTGGTATGTATGCTAGTAATTTATATTATAATACTTATAAAAAAAAAACAAAATTAATAAAAAGGATACCTGATTTTGATGTATTATATGAAGACCCGGACGAATTAAGTTTAATATTAAAGAAAAAATTAAAACAATCTGGTTATTATAATATTGAAATCATAAAACATAAAGCTATAGATGATGTTATTCCAGAATATATTGATTTTAAATTAAATAATAAAACATTGGTATTTATTTTTAAACCAATGGCTTGTCATAGTTACAATGTTATTAATGTAAAAGATAAAAAAATAAGAATAGCTTCATTAGAAACAATATTTAGTTTTTATTTAGCATTTTTATTTTTAAAAAACTCAAAATATAAAATAAATCGTTTATTATGTACGAGTTACTACTTATATAGAATCATGAGGCGAAGAAAACCTAATTTAACTGGTATTTTTAAACGATTTAATTATCAATGTATTGGGAAACAGTTAACAATTGAAAAAATGAGAGCTGAAAAAACTGAAAAATATAATGAATTGAAAAAACAACGCGGGTCAAAAGAATTTGAATGGTGGTTTCTGCGTTATATCCCAGATATTAAAAAGGAAAAACGACAGATGTTATCGAAATATAATAGTATGAAAGCAAAGGGTAAGAAACAAACCAAAAAGAAAAAATGTGTTAAAAAGACTAAATCAAAATCTAGAAGAAAGCGTAAAAAATAATGTTATAATAATGTATATGTCATTTGGGATAAATCCATTATTAAAAAAAGATTTTATTAAGTATGTTATTGATAATAATATTTTTATAAGAAATAATATTAAATTAAATGAAAAGATAGATAAAATAATTGGTTCTACGCGAAATTATAAAAAGGTTGAAAAAAAAAATCAAACAGACGCCAATAATATGTTAAAAAAAGTAAGTTTAAATCAATTATCAAGTAAAGTAAGAACATTGAAAGCTGAAAATAGAAGATTAAGGCATTTTAATAGGAAATTTAAGGAAACATTGGAAAGTGGTGTTATATGGGAAAATGCTATTAATGATGTTGAATCGATGTCAAAATCGATGGTTAAAGGAAAAAATAAAAAATCTCTCGGGAAAAGAAAAAGGAAAGGAAAAAATAGAGGGAAAAAGAAAACAAAAAAAGGCGGTAGGCGAAGAAAGACGCGAAGAGAATCTAAAAAAGGCGGTAGGCGAAGAAAGACGCGAAGAGAATCTAAAAAAGGCGGTAGGCGAAGAAAGACGCGAAGATAATCTAAAAAAGGCGGATTCTTTTCTTTTAATTTTTTTAAAAATGGATGCGATAAATATCAAACAAACGAAAGAAATGCTGATAAAGAAAATTGTAAAGAAGATAAAAATTGTTATTATGAAGATAGGGGTTCCTCAGGAACATTTTGTTATAATAAACCCAATAAATCTAAAGGAAATAAAAAAAAGAAAGGAACGCGTAAAGGGAAATAAATATTTAAAAATAATAATAAAGATTTATTATTATTTTTAAGAATAGATGTCTGAGAGAAAAATGTTAAGACCAACCTGGAATGATTATTTTAAAGAAATTGTTTTAGTAACAAAAAAACGTTCAGCATGTGAAAGACTTCAAGTTGGATGTTTACTTGTAAAAGATAATCGCATAATTAGTGCGGGTTATAATGGATTTTTACCCGGGTGTCCACATAAGTCCATAGTTCGAAATAATCATGAACAGGCTACAATTCACGCGGAACAAAACGCATTAGCAGATTGCGCAAAACGAGGCGTTAGTTGCTTAAATGCAACAGCTTACATTACTCATTATCCATGTATTATTTGCTGTCGCTTATTATTAGCAGCAGAAATTAAAGAAATAAAATATATTGAAGATTATAAAAACGATGAGTTAGTTGATGTGTTTTGTAAACAATGTGATGTAAAGGTTACAAAACTATAATTCACTTAAATAACGGATAGATTTAGTGATTAAGTAATAAAATCCACCAAATAATATGGTATTAAACATCATACCTTTAAGATTATAATCACCATTTCTAAAGAAAAATAAAGGAAAATTATTTTTCATTGAATTTTTAAATGTAGGTAATTGAAATATAAAATAGAGAATCATTATTAATAAAGGGGTTTGGATTTCATCATAAAAATTATCCATATGATTTCTATGTTGATTTTTCTTTTGATTTATCAATGTTTCCATGGTTTCTTCATCTTGGATGTAATTAGCTTTTTCTGCGGCGGGACTTGGCACGAAATTAGGTCTGGCTGAATTATCATGCATAATTTGTTCAGTCATTATAGGTATATCTCTAGTTGGTAAATTTGTTGAACCGCTTTGTGATGCGTCTTGTAAACCTTGTATTATTTTATTAATTGAACTTTTAGATAATTCTGCTAAATTTTTCGAAGACTGCTGTGCTTGTTGTTGGGGCATTTGTTGGGGCATTTGTTGGGGCATTTGTTGGGGCATCTGCTGCTGAGACTGTTGAGGCTGAACAATATTTGATTTTTTATCATTAATTTCTAAAGTTACATCATTGGATATTTTATTTAATTCATTTGGTAGTGAATCTATACTAGTTGCCATATAAAATGTTAAAAGATTGGTTTAATGGATATATTACGCAAAATCAACAATTTTTTTATCTGTTTTTTTACAACTCTCGGCATTTTCTTGATATTTATAACATTTATTATCAAATTTAAATACTTTGTCCTTTATTTCACTTAATTGTGGTGCTTTAAATACCATACAATTTCTTTCGTTACATACTTTTCTAAATAAAGTTGCCAATCCTAAGCCTAAAAGAATAGATACAACCACTTTACCAAATTTACTATATATTAGTCGTCTAACAAACATTAATATAATATAAACATATAAAATACTTTAATAATATTTTATATGTTTATTGAACAGAATAGCTTTCGATTTCATCCGGGTTATTTGGGCAATCAACTTCATTTGCTTTAAAGGAAAAACAATTTTGACTTTTATCTCTAAATATTAATTCATCTACATTATCTGGTGTTGGAAATACGAATATTGTCCGTGTGGGTGGATTTGTAATATATGTTAAAAATAAACCAAATGATAAACTTACTAAAAATACTGGAATACTCACAAATTTCATATATAGTTATTATTTAGATTTTTTAAAATATTGATTAAATATTGGTATATAATTAAATAACCCAGTCGAACATGTAGATTTAATATTTTCTCTAATAATATTTGGTAAATCATAAAATGTGAATAAACCTTGGTTTTTATATTTTATTAATTTATAGTGGTTACCTGTATGATTAACAATCATATAATATTTTGGATTAAATTCCTTTCGTTTTTCAATTGGGGTTAATATTGTTGTACCACAACTCAAAATATCTAAATCGCCATTTTCATATTTTTCTTCTGAAATGATAATTACTTTAATATTTAATAAAAATTCTAAAATACTTATAGCAACCTCATCTGCCCAATATTTTGTAGTATTTATAATGGATTTATAATCTTGAAATGTTTTAATATTTTTCATAAATTTTTTATCATTAAATAATATTTTTGCCTGCATAAATGATAATGTTACTCTTTTCTTTTCGGCTGTTAAAATATTTAATTTTTCTGTTAAATTGTTATTTTTTTTCCCAATGCTTCTAATTTTTGTTCTATCATTTTGATTTTTTTTACCTTCTTCAATTAATTGGGATTTTTTTTGATTTATATCATTTATTTTTGCACTAATGTCATCATGTTCTTTTTTATAACTTAGCAATGCTTTTTTAAAATCATTATATAAAATCCTATTTTCTTCAAATTGTTCTTTTGTTACATTATTGGCTAGTAAATTTCTTAATATATCAACTGTTATTGTCACACCCATAGTTTTAAATGCTTCCCTAATTGTTGCGAAAAAACAATCACCATTTGCTTCAACATCTAATATATCAAAAAAATTATTTTTATAATGATTTTGTATCCAATTATTATAATCATTTTTGTATTTTTTAATATCTTCTAAATATAATTTTCGCGATTTATTTAACAATTCTTCATTTAATTTACTTTCTCCATTTTTTATTATTTTATCAATATTGGGTATTTCTCTTAAACTTTTTTGTATAGAATATTTTGTTTCGCTATATTGCATTGTCTTAGATTCTTTCGATGTAATAGATTTATTATTTGTTGCATCAGTATCAGCATCAGCATCAGCATCAGCATCATCAGCATCAGCATCAGCATCAGCATCAGCTTTTTTGCTTTTTTTGTCTTTTTTATCTTTTTTGTATTGTTTAGTTTTTTGAAGTGTAATTTTATTAAATTCTTTTTCTTCTAAAATAAAAGTTTTTAAAAAATTATCACGATTTATAAGATTAATTAAATAATCACCATCAATATAATTGAAAGTTAAAGGACCCAATAATAGAGAAATATCAATATCTCCATCAGAATCAGTAATTATTGATAAATCTTTTTTATAAAATTCAAAGTAACCAATCTTTTCTACTCTATTTTGATTGATAATAACATATACTGGACAATAATATATCATTTTATCAATATAAGTATCGACTAATTCACCAATACTAATTGCCATTTGAACACCGAATAATTCTACATCATAAACATTTACTTTTTTGCCAATATCATTTTTTGAAACTAATTTATTTTGTATATATTGGACATCATCATGTAAAATTGATTGAAGCATATATATATTATATTATTTAATTAAAAATAACATATTTACTCATTTTAACATCATTTTCTAACTCTTCAATATAATACCATAAAGTTTTTCGCCGTTCTACAATGAAATCATTTTCTTCGTTACACTCAAATTGCACGATATCTTTTATTAAATTGGATTTTCTTTTTTTTCTTTTGGAAATACCATAATAGTCAGCTATTTTATCCAAATAATTTTTAGTGTAATTCTCACTATAGAAAAGTTTTAAAGCAACTATTTTATCGTTGTATTCTAAATTTATTTTTTCTTCTATAGAAATATCAACAAGATTTATTATTTCATTATAATTAACTAAATCATCATTTTCTATTTTATTATCGGTGATTTCATAATCAATATTATTCATTATTAAATAAATATATTAAATGATGTTTATATTTATTTAAAAAATATTTATTCGAAATATTTATTCATCTATATCAATATCTAAAATGTCAATGATATCTAGCAATTTAAATTTAATTTTTTTACTTAGTTTTGTTTCATTTAAAATAGATAATATATCAATAATATTATTTTGAATTAATTCGCTAGTTTCCTCATTCATTAATTCTTCTCCAATTTCAGTTAAAATTATATCTATATTTTCATAAACTTCTTCAAAAACTTGTTTATTATTCGTCGTTTTCATTAAATTAAATAATTTTTCTATTAAAATAGTAATATCGTCATTTCCTAAAATTTCATATTTATATAATTCGGTATAAAAAGAAACAAGTGAACGTCTTTTATCATTATCTTTATTAATTTTACAAAAATTATCATAATCAGATTCATCACCAAACTCAATTATATCAAATATATTTAATAATTTCGTATATTGATTTACACATATAGAATGCATTTTTGGAAAATTAGATATTAATTTATTAAATAATTTTGCGTATAATTTAACCCAAAATTTATTAATACTACTAATTTCGAAAATAGAAATACCAAAATCCATTAAAATCATATCGTTTTGTGTGTAAATAAAATGTTGTAAATTATTGATAATTTCTTCGGATAATTCGTTATAATTATTATTTGTTAGTTTATTTAATAATTCCCTAATTTTATCATGATTAATCTCATTTTCATCAATTTTAACTAAAAATTCTGTTTTAACAAAATTTTGATTATTGAATTTTTTATTATCTGTTTTCTTTTTTTTAAAAACAGGTGTTTTCCTGTAAGATGGTGCTCCAACTTTTTTTGATATTGCATTTATTATTTTTATACTAGTAATATTTAATTCTTGGATAGTATTATTGTTTTTAATATTTTCAAAATCTGTTAAATTATATTTATTTCCTGTTTTTTTGATAGACATAGTTTAATAATAATATTATCTAACTATGGTTTAAATCATTTAATATAAATATTTATTTTCTAAAAATCTATTTTTTTCAAAACTATAAAAATAAACGTTAAAATAAATATACTTAAAAGTAAATAATTATTTTATATTAAGATGAATTTTACTGGAGAAAATGAAGAAGAAACAAATAATAAGACTAGATATGAAATATCTAGTTGGGAAGATGAAAAATTAAATTTAAAAGATGACCTTTTAAGAGGTATTTATTCATATGGTTTTGAACAACCTAGTTCAATACAAAAAAAGGCAATTTACCCTTTTATTTATGGTAGAAATAAAAATGGTAAAACAGATATTATTGCACAAGCACAGTCTGGAACTGGTAAAACTGGGACATTTGTTGTAGGTTCTTTACAAATATTAAATGAAAAGGAGTCAACGCATCAAGTATTAATTTTAGCACCAACGCATGAATTAGCAAGACAGATCAAATCGGTTGTTGATTCATTGGGTAATTATATGGGAATAAATTCAATATTGTTAGTTGGTGGTGTTTCTATAGAAGAAAATAGAAAAAAATTAAGAAATGATAATCCACAAGTTATTGTTGGCACCCCGGGTAGAGTTCAAGATGTAATGCGAAGAGGTTATCTGGATACAAAAAATTTTAAACTATTAGTGTTGGATGAAGCGGATGAAATGTTGTCGAGTGGATTTAAAGAACAAATGGGGAAGATATTAAATTATATGCCTGAAAACATTCAGATAGGATTATTTAGTGCAACATTATCTGAAGAATTGATGGAAATATCAAAAACATTTATGCATCATCCTATTAAAATTTTAGTTAAAAATAACGAATTAACACTGCAGGGAATTGCGCAATATTATGTTAATTTAAATGATGATAGTGATAAATATGAAACTTTAAAAGATATATTTTCTACTTTAACTATTTCTCAATCTATTATTTATTGTAATAGCACGCGAAGAGTAGACGATTTGGAAGAAGCTATGTTGGAAGATAATTTTCCTGTAAAAAAAATTCATGGAAAGATGAGTAGTGAAGATAGAAGACAAACAAATAAAGAATTTAAATCTGGTAGTTGCCGTGTATTAATTACATCTGATTTATTTGCTAGAGGAATTGATGTTCAGCAAGTTAGTATGGTAATTAATTTTGATATTCCAAAAAGTGAACATACTTATTTGCATAGAATTGGAAGAAGTGGTAGATGGGGAAGAAAAGGTATAGCAATCAATTTTCAAACAAAATATGATGATGGACGATTGGCACAATTTCAAGAATATTATAATACACAAATAGAAGAAATGCCTGCAAATTATGCTGACCATTTAAATGTTTAAATTTGCGTTAATAATAATTTAAAAATTTATATTTAAAATTCATTAATAATGAAATTTAAATATCCGATTGAATATATTTCTGAAAAAAACACAATTTCAGATAATTTAATAATTGATTTAGAACTGTTAGAAACAGTAGCCACCGCAGACCCAACCGCAGACCCAACCGCAGACCCAACCGCAGACCCAACCGCAGACCCAACCGAAATGAATAATAAATCAATGTATGAAATTTTATTGAATCCGCAGACAAAAGTAGGTAGAAAACATTTAAAAGAAAAATGGGCAAAATACTATACGACAAATGTTAATTATTTAAAAGATACCCAAAATATTTTCAAAAACATATCAAAAATTAAATTTGATGATGAATTAGTTAATGAAACATATGATTCTTGGATGAATATTAAAGGTGATGAGGAATTTGTTCATAAATATCAATATATCGGTTGGGATAAAATTAAATGGTTAAATTATTCGATTGTATTTATGCATGTTTTGAGTATTTATAATCTATCATCACCGGTTATAAATCTATTGTCGCCTTTCGCATTATTTTTATTTCCATTTTTTATTTTAAAAGGTTTACGAGTACCGATAACATGGTCAATATATAAAATTATACTAATAAAACAATTAAAAAATCATGCTATTGGTCAATTATTTACATCTTTTCACAAGGTAAAACCAGGACAAAAACTATATATATTATTTTGCGCTGGGATGTATATTTATAATGTTTATCAAAATATATTATCTTGTTATAGATTTTATCAAAATTCTTACTTTATAACAAATAAATTCGAATTATTAAGGCAGTATTTAAATTATACGATAGATAAAATGAAAATATATGAAGATATGATTGATGAATATGACAATTATGATAAATTTAAAAAAGATTTAAATAAAAATAGGGAAAAATTAGAAGAATTTTTAGTTGTTATTAAAAATATACCTAAGAAATGTATAAATTTTAAGAATCTTTTTCAGATTGGTAAAATAATGAAATACTTTTATAAAATATATGATTCTGAAGAACTCGATGAAATATTGCAATATTCATTTGAATTTAATGGTTACATTGATAATTTGAAAGGTTTAGAAAAAAATAAAAATAAATTAAATTACACAAAATTTATAAATAAAAAATCAAATAAAGTTAAAACTATATTAAAAATAAAGAATGTTTTTCATCCAGCAATAAATAATCCCGTGAAAAATTCTATTAATTTAAATAAAAATAGAATTATCACAGGACCAAATGCTGCTGGAAAAACAACTATATTGAAAGCAACTATATTAAATACAATTTTTAGTCAACAAGTTGGTATGGGCTACTATGATTCTTGTAAATTAACACCATTTCATCATATCCATTGTTATATTAATATACCAGATACTTGTGGAAGAGATAGTTTATTTCAAGCAGAAGCTAGACGATGTAAAGAAATATTAGATATAATACATGAAAATCCGCATGAGAAACATTTTTGTGTATTTGATGAATTATATTCTGGGACAAATCCATATGAAGCAATAAGTGCAGCGTATGGCTATTTGAAATATATAATTAAAAACAAGAATGTTAAATTTTTATTAACAACTCATTTTATTAAATTATGTCAACTTTTAGAAAAAGAAAAATATATAGAAAATAATTCTATGAAAACAATAATAAATAATGATATTCCGAAATATTATTATAAAATAAAAAAGGGAATTTCTAAAGTAAAAGGTGGCATTACAGTCTTAAAAGAGATTGATTATCCAAAAGAAATAATCGATTCTGCGCGAAACATAATTAATAATATTAATTAATTAGTTCGTTAAAATATTAAAAGAAAAATATTAAAATTAATTAATAATGTTAGCAAGGATATTAATGATTAGTGTAGCCACGATTGTATTAAGTAGTTTGTTATTATTTATCTATTTTAGGAGTAAAATTAGTAAAGTAGAAGAAAAAGTTGATATAATGTTTAGTTTAATTCAAGAACATGTTAATGATAGAACTCCGCCACAAAATATACATTTCTCGCAAAATTTACCTAATGTGCAAAATGTGCAAAATGTAGAAAATAATAAAGTGAATTTAATTGATGTATCCGATGGAGAAAGCAGTGATGAAAGCGAAGATAGCGATAGTGATGAAAATGATACGGATGTTGAAAATAATTTAACAATTGGTGAAAATTTAAATGATATTAAAAAAATAGAATTTACAGTAGAATCAAATAATGATGTTTTATTTAATAATGATTTAGCAAGTGAAGATGTTATTGTAAAAAAAAATGATGATACCATTCTTTTGAAAGATAATAACGATGATGGCAATGATAGTGATAGTGATAATGATAGTGATAATGATAGTGATAATGATAGTGATAGCGATGATAAAAATCAAGATGATGTCATCGTAGAACCGCAACCAACTATAAATTTAGGTGGTTTAAAAGTTGCTGATTTAAAAGTATTATGTGAAGAAAAGGGATTGACAGGTTATAAAAAATTAAAAAAAGCTAAATTAATTGAATTATTGTCAGAATAAAATATTTTATTAATATAAAAATGAGTTGGGGAACTTGCTATTCAGGGTCAAACAATATCCATCACAATAAAGCACCATTAATGAGTGATAGAAGATTATTTACTTTAGTAAATCCGGCGTGTGATTTAAATGAAAAATTAAAAAACAACGCAGGAATTAAAAATAATTATGAATATAGACAATATTTAATTAATAATGGTCATACATTAATGGAAAATAATACAATTAAAGCATGTGATGCAAATTCAGAATGTGTCAAAAGAAGTAATGAATTGAACAATACAAATAAATATTTATTCAAAAGTATTAGTGATAATTATACTCCGTATGGTTATCAAGATTCTAATTTAAAACAGTTATATTTAAAAAAAAGTGCTTTGCAAAATAAATTTGTGAGTCCAATTGTTACACAAGATGAGTTATTGCGATTACAAAGTCAAAACCGTTAAGCAATGTTTTATTTAATATATTTTTAGTATTTAAAAATATTAAATATAATTAATATAATGAAAATTTTAAGCTTCGATGTTGGAATTAAAAATTTAGCATATTGTTATTTAGAATATAATGATTCAAAAATAAATATTATTGAATGGGATATTATAAATATTTGCCGTGAAAAACATTGGGTATGTAAAAGTATAAAAAAAAATAAACAAATATGTGATAAACAGGCGAAATATTTTAAAAATAATATTTATTATTGTAAAACTCATGCAAAAAAAAGCACATTCTTAATTCCAACTGAACAAATAATTAAAATAAATAAAAAAATTAAAAATAATAAAATTAGTCAAAAGGCTTTAGTAGATTTTACTCATAATAATATTTTTACAGATTTAGCACCGAAACATATAAAAAAAAAATATTCAAAAAATGAATTAATATCTATTATTGAAAAATTTATCGATGAAAAATATTTAAATTACATTGAAAAGACTAATACAAATACTTTAAATATGATTGATTGTGGGAAATTATTAAAAAAACATTTAGATAAACATTTTAGTAATAAAGAAATTGATAAAATAATTATAGAGAATCAAATAGGACCTTTGGCATTACGTATGAAAATGTTACAGGGTATGATTACTCAACATTTTATTGAAAATAATTATATAAATATAGAATTCATTAATGCTTCAAATAAATTAAAAGATTTTTTAAATAAGAAAAAAACGACATATAATGAAAGAAAGAAATTAGGCATAGAAGTTACTATGAATTATATTAATGAACATGATATGTTATATAAATGGAAAGAAATATTTAATAATCATAGAAAAAAAGATGATTTAGCGGATTCATTTTTACAAGCATTATGGTTTGTAAATCACATTCTTTAGATAATTATTTGACAATAAATATTTTAAATATAAATAAAATATTTATTATGCGTCTTACTTAAAATTATATGTTCTATATTAAACATAATAATGAATATTGAAGAAATCGATATTGAAACTAGTATTCCCAAATTGAATGTTATAGAAAAGAGTGATTCTGGATTAAATAGTAAAAAAAGTGTAAATTTTGGACCGGGTGCTGATTTATTAATGAATCAAAATAAAATGAATCAATCGCCAAAAAGTGCTTCAAATAATTTATCTTTAGACAGTTTATCTGAAATTAACAATATTAATTTAGGAGGAGGAAATTCATTAAAGGAAGCTAGAAATAACATTTTCTCTGATATAAAATTGCCAAGTGATAACATGTCTAATATTAAATTATCAATGAACGATACACCAGAGAAAAAAGTTTCTTTTGGAGATACAAATAAATCAGTTAAAACAGAATCGTCTGATGGTGGAATTAAAACATTTAATGAAATACCTGTTAATCCAACAGTTACAGCAACACCTGTTCAAAGATTATCTCCAAAAGAATTATTAAGAGAAAAGTTTAAATATTTAAGATTACTTGAAAGTATTGAACAAAAGGGTGCATCATTAAGTAAAAAATATTCAATGGATTCTTCTTTAGAAGAAATGAAAGGTGAGTATGAAACGTTAATGAATGAAAGAGATAAATCGAATAGTGTTAAGTTTCAGGGTAAGATGTTGATGGCAGCTGTATCAGGTTTAGAATTTTTGAATAGTCGTTTTGACCCATTTGATATTAAACTAGATGGTTGGGCCGAAGCTGTTAATGAAAATTTAGAAGAATATGATGATGTATTTGGTGAATTACATGAAAAGTATGGTTCCAAAGCGAAGATGGCTCCTGAACTTAAATTATTGTTTATGCTTGGTGGAAGTGCTGTTATGCTCCATATGACAAACACAATGTTTAAATCTGCTATGCCCGGTATGGATGATATTATGAGACAGAATCCAGATTTGATGCAACAATTTACACAAGCTGCCGCAAATTCAATGGGTGAAAGTAATCCAGGATTAGGTAATTTCATGAATGGTATGATGGGAGGACATGGCGGTCCACAAATGGGTGGACAGAGCGGTCCAACATTTTCGGTTGAGCCTCCGATGGGCGGACCACCCGGTCCTTCTCCGAGAATGAAAAGGTCTCCCCCTAGAATGAATTCAAGACCAGATGTTTCAATGGCGCGAGGAAATAATAGAGCTGAATTTAATGATGCAGAAAATATGGAATCAAATTTTGCTTCAGTTAATGAAAAACGAAGAGAGATGCGAGGACCAAAAAATGGTGGCGACCTCCGTGATATATTAGCTGGTTTAAAAACAAAAAAAATTAATATTAAAGAAAATAAATCACCTGGTTCAACAATTAGTGTAAGTGAACTAGATGAAATGAATAAATCTGATATGAACAGACCTAAAAAAAGTAGAAGAAAACCAAAAAGTGAAAGAAATACTGTTTCTTTAAATCTTTAATTTTCCATAATATATTTTTAATGTATTTAAAAATATTTTATTTTAATTACTAAATATGTTTTTATGGGTAGTTATGGCAAGTGGTGCATTTGCATTTTTTGCCGCCATGGGTATCGGTGCAAATGATGCCGCTAATGCATTTGCTACATCAATCGGTTCTAAAGCTTTAACAATACGTCAAGCAGTAGTATTAGCTGCTATATTTGAAACATTAGGAGCGGTTTTAATGGGAAGTCATGTAACAGATACAATACGAAAAGGGATAGCAGATTATAAATGTTTCGAAGATGAACCCGAAATATTAATGTATGGTTGTATGTGGGTTATCTTATCAGTTGGTTTATGGTTATTTTTAGCAACAAAATATGAAATGCCTGTGTCTACAACTCATTCATGTGTTGGTGGTATGATTGGTATGACTATAATGTTACGTGGTGCCGATTGTGTTATATGGTATAAACCCGTAGACACTTTCCCGTATGTTGGTGGAGTATCAGGAATTGTTATGTCGTGGTTTATTTCACCATTATTTTCAGCATTATTTGCAATGATAATGTTTTCGTCATTAAGAACATTTGTTTTGCGTCATAAATTTGAATCTATTCGCATTAATATTGCGTATCCCTTATTAATTGGTTCAACTTTAACTATCAATTCCTTTTTTATAATTTATAAGGGGGCTAAAGGAATTGGGTTAGATAAATTACCACTTGAATTAGCAATAGGTATATCATTTGGTATAGGAGGATTTTTTGCATTATTATCTATACCATTTGTTCCAAAAATAAAACATTTGGTGAATAAAAAAAGTAAATTACACACGTATTTGAAAAAAAAATCACATAAAGATAATATTGAAATGACGATTACATCTGAACGTGATAATATTATTGAAAATAAAAATAATTTATTTATAAAAAATGATGAAGAATTAGAGAGAGTTATTAGTCTTCATAAAAATGCTGAAAAATTCGATGAACGAAATGAAGCAGTTTTTAAATATTTACAAATATTTACAGCTGTTTGTGATGCATTTAGTCACGGTGCGAATGATGTTGCTAATGCAATGGGTCCATTTGCTGTAATATATACAATATATAATTCGGGTGGAGAATTGTCTAAAAAAGCGAGCATGGGTTATGATGCATATTGGATACTTGGCGCTGGTGGCATTGGTATAGCTGTTGGATTATTTGTATATGGATATAAAATAACAAGTGTAATTGGCGATAAATTATGTAAAATTACCCATTCGAGAGGTGTTGTTATTGAATTAAGTTCTGCGTTAGTTGTAATTACTGGTAGCAGATTGAAAATCCCTTTATCAACAACACATTGTCAAATAGGCGCAACAACGGGTGTTGGGATATTGGAAAATCGTAATTGTTCTGGTATTAATTGTAAAGTTTTTGGAAAGATTATTATAGGTTGGTTAATAACGTGTGTTATAGTTGGTTTTACATCGGCTATTTTAACTGGTCAGGGAATTTATTCTCACGAAATGGTTCAATATGTGAATTGTTCAAATTTAACATTTTAAAGTATAAAATATAAATATAATATAAATGGTCTTAGGATTTATATTATATGAAACAGCAGATTTAATTTATAACATGGGTGCTATGACATATCATGGGACAAATTATCTATATAGATGGTATTATAGTATGGAGGACGAAAATACTATTAAGGAACGAGAAATAGAGATGTTACGTTTAAGATTAGCCAATTTAGAAAAAAGATTACTTGCAAATGGGTCCAGCGAAGATCATGAAACTACAGAAGACTGGAAAAAGAAACATAAGACAAACTAAAATTTTATAAGGTATAAATACTAAACAAGTTACACAATTAAAACATCTATCTGTTTTCTTTCTTTCCTCAATAATTTTTTTATTTTCCTGATAAGTTACAAATATATTATCATATATGTCTTCGGCAGCCCCTGGCACAAATCGAAAATACATCTCTTCAAATTCATTATCAAGTATCATTAAAAATTCCATTGCTAATGAATTCAAAATCATATCACGTATATCATATTCTATAAATACAACCCAAATATTTGCACCATATATAAATAAATTATATGCAAATTCTTGAAATGTATCTATAATTGAAGTATAACTATTCACTCTATTCATTTTTCTCAATCCAATGCTATTTGTTAAGCTATCCCATAGGAAAAAACTTCGTGCAAAATATATTACACTAATTCCACAAATCATTAGTTTATTTTCAAAATTTGCGGTATTAGAACAATATTCACCATCAAAAGAATTAATTTCATGTAATATAAGTGCTAAGAATAATAACCATTGACCAATGAAAATTAAAATAGGTAACGCAAAAAACAACGAAAATATATGCGAACAGTAAACTTTATTAGATTTTTTTAATTCTTTGTTTAAATATCCTCTTTTAACATGATATTTAAATAAACTAAACATACCAAATTTAGGGTCATTTAAAACTATTTCCAGCTTATCTTCACTCGTCATATCAGAAATAGATTTACAAGTTGAAGGTCTTCTTTTTGGTGATAATGCAGATGGCCATATTTTTTGCGCATGTTCACCACCTAATAATAAATGGTCTTGCATTTTTAAGGCAAAACTTTTAAACACTAAAATAAGTGTATAACATAAATTACAACAATTGATATTATCTTCGTTAATTTTCTTTGAAATTCTTTTTGATATTTTTTTATCAATTTTTATAAACAATTCATCCCTATTTAATTTATATGAATACTTTGTTGTGATTTTTTTTGTATCTGGAATTATATCTTGATTTTCTTCAGTTATTTGTCCAGATAAATTTGTAGCTGAAACTGATTTTTGAATATGTTTTGACTCAGGTTCTTGTATAATTGGTTTTGTAATTTTCTTCATACTCATAAATAAGTTTTTAAAACATATTTAAGTATTTTAAATATGTGTTTAATTCGTTGAACCTGTAAATTTTATTTTAATTTTTTCAAAATTATCTTCCCATTTTTTTTTGGGTATTTCACATTTTGTTGTATTATCTCCAATATCTCTAACTACATTACCTATCATATCTATAAATGTTGTTTTACCTGTTTTTTTATCTTCAAATAATTTTTCTTTTGTTTTCTTATCTTGAACATTTAAACCAACATCAATCATAACTTCAAATAAGTTTTCTTCTTGATTAGATTTTATGATATTTTCATCCCAAAATTTCTGAGAATTATTATCTTCCATAAAAATATCATCTATATGCGTTATAGTAAAAATTTTATCTGGTGTTGGTTTTACTAATTTATCAGTATTGCTGGTTTTAAAAAATAATTTAGATTGTGCTTCTTCTTCTTCTTCTTCTCTTTCTCTTTCTTTTTCATCTAATTCTATTAGTTCTTTATTTGCATATTTTAAAAAAACTTTTTCAGGTATAAATTCTTTTCCAATTTGGAAATATTTTTTTACTAATTTTTTTATTTCGTCTATAATATAATCTTTTACTTGATATTTTTTGTAAAATAATTCATTTTCACTTTTAATATTATTCCTATGAATATCTGCTCTATTTTTATTAACTATATTAATAATATTTTTTTTTATATATTCTGTTTCATCATCATTTTCTTTATCTAAATCAAATAACTTAGAATATTCTGTAAAAAAATATTCTTTAATGATTTCAAATTCACTTATTAATTTATTATATATATTATATATTTTTGAAATACCTGTTGAATCATTTCCAGTAATATCCTTTTTTTCCATTATTAATTGTATTTTTTTTCGTATATCTCGTAAATAAAAATATATATATATGTAAATTTGCATTTTATTCTTATCATTATTATCAAAATGATTAAATATTGCTTTTAATTTTGTTATATTATCATTAAATTCTGCTTTTTGATTTACTTTTAATAGTTTACCATCTTTTTTTAATTTTTCTCTAAATTTTTCTAATGTTGTGAAATATTTTTTTAAATTTGATTGATTTATTTTTATTTTTGTTTTTTTTTTACTTTTTCCTTTTAACAATTCTATTAATAATATATCTTGATTTTTATTTAATTTATTAAAATAATCAGGAATATCTTTTTTAAAAATTTTGAAAATAAATTTATTAAAGTTATATTTTGCATTAATAGTATTTCCTGGTTTATTATAGTTCATTTTTAAATACTCAGGATTATTTATATCTATATTACCTGTTCCATCAGATTTTTTTATACAAATACTATCACCCTTTTTTTTAGAATAAATTAATTCCAAATCATCATATTTAACTCTTTTAATGATTATGATTTTTTGTTTGGTATTGATAGTAACACCATCAACAACTGTTTTATAAAAAGGCAATTGTTCAATAGGGTCAGTAAATTTAATATCGAATACAGGTTTTTGTTTATCTTCGGAAATATTTTCTTTCCCAGTTCCTTGTAAATTGTAATCAATTACAATTGCTTTTTTTTTATGATTAACATGTTCAACATTTTTATATAATACAGAATCATCTTTATCAATAAATGGAAAAACCCTTTTATTGTTATTTAAAATCATATATTCATTACCACAAACAGCTCTACATTTGTAATTAAATTTTATGAAATACTCCGTTTCACTTTTTTTACATTTTTTATTTATTTCTATTTGTTTATTTCTTTTTTCTTCTTCTTCTTTTTTCTTTCTTTCTTTCCGAAGGTCTTCTTCAGCTAGTTTATCTAAAGCTCTTTGCTTGGCTTTTTCTTTTCTTTCTTTATCTATTTCTGCTTCTGTTTTTTTCTTTTCATCTTTTTCAGCCATTATTTATATTTATTATATATTTAAAAACTATTTATAATATTTAATAGTTTTTAAAATGAAAAGTGTTTAATATTTTTTATCATTTCGTGATGTTTTTTTGTTTTTTTTGCTTTATTTAAGATTTGCAATGCTTCATTTATTTCATTTTCGGTCACTTCACCATCCCCATTTAAATCTAAAGCATCTTCAAATTCACGATGTTTATGAGGTATAATACAAAAACGACTTTTTTCATTCAAAAGATAATCAATTAATACATTAAACACAGCAGTTATTGTTAAAGCTATTAAGATATCTCTTGTTCCTAACCAGGTTACAGCAAATATCATTAAGTGACGCCCTAAAGATTTTTTTAAATATTTTTCTTGAGCTTTTGTTACTTCTATTTTAACAAATCTCGAACCAATATTCAATAATATCATAACAAATCCGGCAAAAAATTTACTTTTATTAATTTTATTTAAAAATATTGCAATTGAATCGGGTATCATAATAATATATGTTGATAAAATTTTTATAACAAATCTTTAGTTGCATCTTGGCTATTTTTCTCAGAGGATGTTTTTAATTGTCTATCTAATTCGGTTATACTTAATCCTAAATATTTTCTTAATTTATTATTTACTTCTTTCACCTTTTCTAATCCGACAAATCCCTCTTTTTCATCTTTTTCATCTTTTTCATCTTTTTCATCTTTTTTTATTTTTTTATTTTTTAAACCTTCATCATGGTGACCGCCATGAGTTTCTTTAAAACTTTCACTCATATTTGCCTCCGCATTATCAGCATTTTTTATTGTTTTATTAATAACTTTTGCTAAACCTCCCGCGGCTGGAAAACCTTCTCTATTGTCGTGTAACAAAATTATAATTATAACTGCGAATATTATTGCACAAGCAATATCACAAAATAATGCGAAATATGTTAAAATTCCGAGAAGCACTATTTTACCTAAAAATTGATTTGATAAATCTTTAAGACTATTGGGAGTATAATACATCAAAATAATTAGCAATACCGCTAAAAAGAGACTTAAATTTTTCGTTTGTAATTTAATCATTCTATATAAATTACTATATATATTTTTCAAGTTATTATAAATAAATTTTTATCTCTTTTTTTTATAAGAATGTCATCACTTGGATATAGCGAAATAGAAACATCTGATAATTTAGTAGAAAATAAATATAATAGTAAAAATCAACAAAAAAGAAATAAAACTTATAAAAAAAAAAGACAACCAATAACAAACAAAAAACAAAAAATTACGGGTCAAAAAGTTGAAAGTTTCCTAAATTTAATGAAAGATGTTGGAAATGATAATTCGAATGATGGTTCAGGTTTAGCAGATTTTAATCCCCCCCCTAAACCATTATTAACAAAGCAACCAGATGAAATTCAACAAAATGAAGACGACACTGATAATGTAGTTACTAATAATGATTACAATAATTTAGATGATTATGTCGCAAATGAAAAATATTATAATCAATATATCCCATACTATACTGAAGCTCAAAATAAAGGTCAACAGTTATCTGGCAATAAAGATAAATTATTTGAAAAAATGAATTATGTTATTCATCTTTTAGAAGAAGAGAAAGATTCTAAAACAAATAATGTTACAGAAGAATTAGTATTATATATGTTTTTAGGAGTTTTTGTAATTTTCATAGTTGATTCATTCGCTAGGGTTAGTAAATATAAACGTTAAACTAAACAAAATATTTCTTTGCTTTCTTTTGGTAAATATGCAAAATTATAAAAATAATATGAATTAACAAATGTTTTTATTGGTTTATATCTCTCTAATAATAATTTAAGAATTACATTATTATTCGAAATATTTTCAATTAAAATTAAATTACTTTGGATATCTTTAGAAACAAGATTTAATGATATTAGAAATCCTAAAGTAAAAATTTTTTTATCAATATTTTTATTTACATAACTGGACACAAATTCTAAACTATTAATATTATTATATGTAGTATAAGGGTTTCTAAAAACATAATAACCCTGAAAACTTTCATTTATCATTAAAGCCAATACAATTAAATGATTTTTTTCAATTAGATAAAATATGTGTCCCAAATTTAAACTTATAAAGCAATTAAAATGTTGTTTACTTTCCATAAAAATTTGATAAAATTTATTCATATTTGTTTTGTTTATAAAAACGATATTTATATTTGGTAATTTAAAATCGTATTCTAAAACCCAATTATCATGTTTAAATAAATAATTTTTATATACTGTTAAGGGAACAATCATTGTATTTTTATTTTCTCTTTTAAAAAATGATACAATATTGTTTGATTTATTTCTAGTATGACAATAATGAGTATAAATTTGTTTGCCAGCATAATTTTTATTTCTGTGTTTTCCATGAACACATAAATAATCTACATAATTAATCGTCATTCGATTACCATCTAAAAGACATTCCACTGGTTTTGATGTCATACACGACAAAATATCTTTATTATATATTTTTAATGATATGAATGATTTATCATTATGATGTAAAAAATTATCCATAATTGCATCTTTTGTAGGATTGTAACATTCAGAATGAATAGGTGAAAATTGTGTTCTAATAAAATCGGTAAATAAATCCTTTTTTTCAGTTGGTATGTTATTCATATTATAAAAATCAATATCATAATCATAAAACTTATTTTTTTCTGGTAATGATTCTTGTATTATTCCGGGTGGGAATAACCAATAATTTAATTTATGATAATGAAATACTGGTTGTCTAGACCAAAAAGGATATTTTAATTTGAAAAATCCAATACATAAAAATATTATAATGCTTATTATGACAATTATATTTAAAAAATTATTAAACATAATTAACTATTTGATTATAAATATTTTTTTTATACTTATAATTTTAAGATTTTTTAAGAACATATAAATATTGGTATTCATAGTTGCAACTAACCATATCAATTTTACCTTGTAATATAAATCCAACAGATTTAGCTAAACTTAATATATTTTTTTGAGTATCCATAAATAATGTATGTTTATTTTGTCTAACATTTCCCGAAGAATCGTCTTTGAATGTTTCATCAAATATAGCTAAATTTTTATGTTTTTGTAATTTAAAATCAGCTTTATATTGGAAATTTTTAAATTTAACAAGAGAATTGGTGATTCTATCTTTAGCATATTTTTGAGGCGAAACTGCAATTAACACATCAGCAGCATTTATAATAGGATTAAATTTATCACGATTAACTAGATGTAAAGTCATTGTTCCATTTTTTTTTAACCATTCATAAGCATTTTTGAAGAAGTTTAATTTATCTTCAATATAATAAATTGTGAAATAAGTGCATAATATGTGAGTAAAAGAATTTGGAGGATGACTTAATGTATCTAATGCATCAGCTTTAGCAAAATCACACTCAGGAAATTTTTCTTTAGCTTTTTTAATCATTGCTTCTGATTTATCAACACCTTTTATTTTATAACCTTTTTTAACAAATTTTTGAACTAAATCACCTGTCCCACACCCTACATCTAAAATATTGCTATTTTTTTTATTTGGTTTTGTTGCATGACAAATTTCTGAAATTTCAAATTTTATTTTAGCTATATCTTTAGACAAATCATCATAATAATCTACATAAAAATCATCATACAGTTCATCATTTTCTTTAATAACATATTTTTCCATTTGTGAAAACCCTTCTCTTTTTGGATTATTTAAATTATATTTTTTTATAAATAATAAAATTAATGCACCTATTAGAAATAATTTTAGCCAGATAGATGACTTATTAAATTTTTTGGTATATGTTTTATAAGAACGTTTAATCATTTTAAAAAATTTTATTACAATTTTACTAGTTTTTTTATATGAAAAACCCATTATATGTATTATTATACTATTTTTTTTTTTAGAATTTTTATATAATATGTCATTAATTGAAATAAATGATTTAAGAAAAAAAAAAGATTTTAAAGGAATAACATTTTCAAAATTTAAAAAAAGCGAAGCGAAGAAAGAATTAATTCATACATTGTTTTCTGGTAATATAGAACAATCATGTTATTGGTCTGCAGAATTTATATGTTGTGGTGACTTCTTATATTTATGGGAAGTCATCTTTTTTTTTATAAGCAAACATATTCACATTGGTAATCCTAAATTACCAATATATATAGATTCACGATTGGATATTTTTAAAAATATTTTAAATAAAGGATATACAGATAATATTTTAAAATTAAGGAATAATCAAGAAATACGACTGCTTTTTATTGAGATTATAAGTATATTATGTTTTTCGAAAAAGAAAAATACTTTCACAATACCTAAAATTAAGGAAGATGCATTTAATATGTTACAAATAACTGAAAAATTGACTGCCAAACATAAAAAAACAGGATATAAAATATTTAAAAACGAAGACCCTCGTGAAATATTTATTGCAATTAATGAATTGGCTTGGAATTTAAGTTGTAAAATAAAAGATATTCATAAAGCAATTTATTGGTTAGAATGGTTAATAGAATACGATAAATTATGTCGAAAAAAAAAAATTCAAAAAAAATGCTCAAAAAGAAATATGCCCGTTGAAGAAAAATTTAAATCTGATATGATATGGATTCCATGGGATATTATAATTCAAGAAACCAAATCAAGAAAAAATGATTTATTGCAAATAATTAATGCACTATTAAATATATTTTGTCTTAAATATAAAGATAGTTGTAAAACAAAACGAAAATTAATTATTTATTATGCTATGTCTTTATTAACAGAAATGTATGATACAAAAATTCCCATTGTTAAAGAAGTAGATGTAATAAAAAAAATAAAAAATAATTCGAATGAGATTTATGCTCAAATAAAAAAAAATGAAATTTTACCGAAAACAAATTATTTATTCAGTAATTTGGGTAAAAATAAAAATTTAGAAAATACTATTAGCAAATTAGATAAGATGAATTCACTTACATATATTCCAAGAAATTAAACTTTAGGAAAATAATTATATTTATATATTGTATAATGGTTCAACCCGGAAATAAAAGACTTCGTTTAGCCAAATCAGCTGATACTGGTAAGTGTGGTAATAAAGCAGGATTACCATCTAGAGTTGGTGTATCTCTTACGACTTTAAGACTCTTTAAAGGAACAGCAGATAATTGTTGCAAAGGAACAAACAACGAGAATTGCACAGGTCCTGCCAATCGCACACGAAATTAAACATTTAATTTATTTTTTTCTTCATCAAATTCTTTTAATTGAATAATTTGTTGTATTTCTTTTCGTTGTATTTCCAATATAGCCGCGTTTTCTTTTAAAACAAATTTTCGAACAATTTTTAACATAATTCTACTAATTGTATTATTAACAATTTGAAATATTTTAATTACTCCACCCGTAATCCCGATTATATCAAATATATCCAACGTTTCATTTGATTTTAATAACCAAATATCTGATAATATACCCATTAGTATTGAATTGGTAAGTATTAATATTATTTCCAATATAAATTTAAAATGAGATTTTACTTTTTCATTTACTTCATAGTTAGGTAACTGTTTTATATCTATAAATAAATCTTCATAATATAAAGGTTTTGAAGCTGTATAATATACTATTTTCGGAAAATTCCAAAATAATATAAAAGATGCTACGGATACAATTAAAGGAAAAAATATAAAATCTTGAAATTGTTCAAAAGGTAACATAGCAATAATACCTATCCCAGGTAAAAAATATCTTTTTATTTTAATTTTTTTACATGTTTTGCAACATTTTTTATTATTTTTACAACACATTTATATCATATAATCATTTCAATATGTTTAAATAAGTTAAAAAAATCATTAGAATATTTCAATAGAAAATTTTCTAATTCTATTAAAAAGACAATGAATTCTCAAAACAATATGTCATTTGAAGCAATGGATATGACCAATGATATCCCATTAACATCTGATGTTCCTAAAAGTCGTTTTACTGCTTGGTTTTTTTTTAAAATATGTTTAGCAATTGCTATTTTTATATTATTAGGGATAAACATTTTAACATATTTAAAAACCGGAACTGATGCGATAACACCATATTTTAATAGTTTTTTTAATAAACAAAAAACAGAAGAAAAAGTTAAACCAAATACTTTAGAACAAAATAATGAAAAAACATCTGATACAATATATGATTCAATAGATTTATCTGCAAAACATATTTCTGATAAAGAACAAAAAGAAGAAACTGATTTACATAAACAAGTAGAATCAATTCAAAAAAATAAAAAACAAAAAAAAGATAAAAGAGATACTGATTTTTTTAATAAAAATGATGATTCAACCGAAAATAATGTTTTACAAAAAATAAGCGATAAATCTAAAAATTTAGTTAGAAATAATGATGAAGATGATGATGATGCGTATGAAGAAGAAGTTAAACATTATAAAGCTAGTAGCGTTTTAGATTTGAAATTAACAAAAACACCAGGATATTGTTATGTTGGCACAGATAGAAATTATAGAACTTGTGTAAAAGTTGGTGTTGGTGACCAATGTATGTCTGGAAAAGTATTCCCAACTGAAGAATTATGTATTAACCCTAATCTTAAAGAATAAATATTTTAATATGTTAAATAAAAATATTTATTTGAAAAACCACCGAGTTGATAAATAAGGTGGAAATGGTGACACAATACCACTAGTAGTCATATTGGGTCCTTTTTGGACTAATCTCTGTATTTCTAAACTAGTTAAAGCCTTATTAAAGTATCTTAAAGATGAATGTTCGCCATCAAATCCACCATCTAAGTGCACATTAATATTTCCGTAATTCTGTTTTGGAACACTACTTAATTCATGTCTTATTGCGATTGTTCCATTAATATAAACATCTAAATGTCTATTTTCAAGACGAATAACGATACTTACCCATTTTCTTATCGGTATATCGGGGATATCAATTCTTTCACCCGGTTTATCATATGTGTCCATAAGAACTATTAATTTATTTATATTTTTATCTAAATATAATCCCGGGGCATTTATTCCCTGCATACCAGCATTCTCCTGTCCCGAAGCAATGACTCCGGAACCTTCTCCCGAACCTTTATTAAAAATATGTTTAATTTTATCGGGTTTATACTTAGAAAAATTGTCATCTTCAATGTATAACCAGGTTGAATATGTAAATTCGATTCCCATATCTTGATTATTAGACCTTAAAATGGGTATACTATCTGATTTATTAGGGTTTACTGAAATACTTGGTCCATTTGGTGGTGCATCTTTACCGCTAATTCTATCCGAAATTAGTATTGGATTCTGAGTTGGACCTAATAATTTATGTATTAAACCAACAGCCAATCTCATCAAAAATATAAAAAGAATTAATATTAATAAAATAAACACTACTTTTGCTACTAAAGTATTTGAATTTAAAAATTCTTTTGGTCCATCAACTATTTTATTATTGCCAAATTGTTTAAAAACGCCATCATCATTGGGTTTCATTAAACTTTTGGCGGCATCTGACACATCTGTTATTGGATTTGAAACATCTTGCATAGCCATATCTATATATTATATATAATTAAAATATTTAGATATTTAATTTGAAATTAAATTGTAAATCCACCGACATATTCATTATCTACATGATATGAAAATTTCAGTTTATATTTATTTAAGAAATTACCAAATATTCCTTTATTAGGTCCTTCTTTATATAATTCATATACTTCTCTAGGGTTTAATGTTCTAGAGTAATATCTTAATTTTGCCAAGTGTCCATCATATCCTTTATCACCTGAACCACTAGCTGCGGGACATACTTTAATATCTGCAGCTTCATTTATTTTTGGCGCACCAGTCAATAAACATGTTTTAACTAATTTACCATCAACATAAGTATCAATTGATTGATTATTTGTCGTTACTACAATATGCGTCCATTTTTGTAAAGGTATATTTTTAATTGTGCATGTATCATTCTCATCAGGAGAGGTTGCTAAAGTAATCTCTAAATCATTTACATTTTTAGATAAAGCAATTTTGGGACAATATTCAGATGCACCCAACCCATCTCTTTGAACAATGACTTTATCTGAATTTAATCTATAATCCCAACCATTTACATAAATCCAAAATGAATACGCAAATAAAGTGGAAGCACCACCCGATTTTAATTTTTTAGTAAGCGAATCTTTAGCTGATCCCATATCCATTATATTCAATGTTTGTTGGTCTCTAAAAAGCCATCTATATAATGCAAATAAAACAATGAATATTACAACATAAAACAAAATTTTTTTTAAATCCATGGTATAATATTAACTTAGAAATTATCTATTTAAATATTTTCTAAATGGTTGGTGGATTTTTATCTTTAAAATAATTATAATTATTTTTTATTCTTGATTTTGATATATAAGATGGATAATAAACAACATTACATATACCACCACCAATACCTTTTCCACCATCCCGATGTTTTCCAATAGTTAATTCATTAAATGATTTAAAAGCCACTAATCTGTCTGTAGTTGCTACTAACTCACCATCTAAAAATATATCAACTGTCCCTCCTATATAATTTACAACTAAATTATGCCATTTTTGTAATTTAAATTTAGATTTACTGTATAATGTTATAATATCGTTTTTATCATCTTCAATGTTTTTTTTATTTTCTAAAATAATATGTTTTATTTCAATAATTTCTTTTTCTAAATTTTCAACTTCTTTTTTATTATCTTCAACATTTTTATTTGTTTCTCCTCTAATTTGTATATTTTTAATAGATTGAGATTCCTTAATTGCTTTTTGTAATTTTTGATTTGCTTTTTGTAATTCATCTGTTTTTTCACCTAATTTTCTTTCATTTTCGGCTATATTTTCATAATGTCTTTCAGTATTATTATTTTCTGGAACATGGTCTTTCAATCTTTTTGTTTTGATAACTAATTTATTGTCTTTTCCATTATAATATATTGTTGGTGAACCATTATAACTTAATATTTCACTATCCTTATTGTATTCGCTGCTAAAATTTGGTGGTTGTGAATGTATATAAAACCATGATGATAACGAATAATTATGTTTCAAATCATGTAATTGATTTTTATTGAAATCTTTTATTTGTAATCTTTTACGATATCTAAAATAAAGTGGTTTATTTAAAGCAATCACACCTTTATCGTATATATTGGATGAACGAGATTTGACTTCTTTTAATTTTTTTATTTTTCTTTTTATTTCTTTTATTTTTGATGTAAAAATAATAATATTTCGAGAATTTAATTGAATGTGTTTTATCATTTTTGATAATATCATATAACATATCTTTCTTTTTTTTGCATCTAATGCATCACATTCATTTGAATTTTTATAACCATATTCGTATAATAATGTTTTTAAATCAAACATCGCTCTATTATTTTTTCTATATAATTGTTGTTTATTGATATAATCCCATGTGTTATCGTTTAATTTTGGTGCTGATGGGGTATATTCTAGCGGATTAAAATTTTTTCCTTTTTCTAATAATTCATCACCTTTTTGTTTTAAAAATGTATACACGACTGCAAATGCATTTGTATTTGCTGGCTGAATATCCTCGACATATAAATTGGTTTTCTCATCTTTTTTATATGAAATTGTTACAATATTATCATCTGAATTTATATCTATACGTTTTAATGGGTCCTTATTGGGATTGAAATCTTTAATTTTATTAATACTTTTCTCAATTTTAATAATTTGTAATTTTAAATTATAAATTTCAATATCAATATTTTTCTTTTTGTTTTTATCAGCTGAAATATATAAATACAACTTATTTCTTAATTCTGGTAAAATTAATATACTTAAAATCAATGCTATTTCAATTCCGAAAATAACAAATACCGATTTTGGACTACTTTTAAATTCATAATAAATATAATTTACCAAATCAACAAACAAACAAGGTATAATAAAAATTGTATAATAAATAAATTTAATATAAACATTATCTTTAACAAATGATTCAAGTTTATCTTTAAATATTACAGCTAATGCTGCCAAAAATATTATAGCACTTAACCCTATTACCAAAAATGATAAAAATTTTGAACCAGCCTCACTCGTTGCTGCATAAAAAAGTAATAATGTAAATAATCCCAATGCGATTCCTACGAAGATTATTGAATACATATAATAACTTGTTCTTTCAACAAATACATCTTTCAATTTTGACGGTTCTGCAGCCATTATTTCTTTATTATATTGCGTAACCAATAATGATGTGAATATTACAAAGCCAAATAACAATGCTACACTACCTATTGTTGTTGAATTTCTTTTAATTGTGCCACGAGAATTAATTTCTGGTGTATTATTTTTAACATTTCTTTTTATTTTAAACCATGTAAACGGTGCAATACTATTAAATATTCTATCAAATATCCCAGATTCTTCTTTTTGAACGGGAGTTCTTTTAATACTATCTTTATTATTTTTCGGTATAATATCTATTTGATAAACAAGTAACTTAGGTTGGTCACTTGTATTTATTACAACTTTATTATCGCCTATAGGCAATCCTCCCATGTTTAATATATCATTTTGAACCTTTTCACTTAATTCCCCAAGTATTTCTGCTATTTTGTTATTTTTATTAAAATCATCAACCACTGCATCAACTTTTGTTCTAAGTTGTGGGAATGAAGAGAAAATCTCATCTTTCGTGCTTAATCCCCCACCTCTTAAAATCTCTTCATTTCCATCGCGAACTTTACGAATTTCTCCACCAACAACATCAACCGTTATATCTACTTGTTCACATTGTTGTGTATCAGTATTATAATATTTATCTTTATCATCACATTGTTTTACTTTACAGTCCTTTATAGTAGGATATTCACTATTATTTGTGTTACTTATTTCTAAACCATTTGGACATGCTTGACAATCTTTTGTAAATACGTCAAAATATTTACTATCACCACAACTTTTTATACAATATTCTTTTCCATTTATTTCTCTAGAAATTTCACCCCTATTACAAAGAAGTTCATGATTAAAATAGTATTGTTTACTTTTTTCCTCATTACGAATATTTGTATTACCTCCGGGTGCAAATGCTTTATTATCTCCGGGTGGTCCACACCATACTATTTCATTTAATGGGACACCACCATCTTTGACTTTCATCACAAAATTATTATTTATATAAATAATAACATCATACCCATTATCAAAATTTTTACGAATTTTATAAGTAATATCAAAACCACCTTCATAATCAGATGGACTTGCTTTTGTAACACCATAATTTTCTAACTCAGTTTGATATGTTTTACCATTTTTATCTTTAAATATGTAATTATTTTGTGGATTTTTTGTATCTGCGCCATTCCCTTTTAAACTTAAACTGAAACCATTATGATTTTTATCATTTGATAAACCATACACTCCTTTTTTAACATCATATTTACCCCATTTGGTAATATTTTCAATTGGGTTTTTAGGAACGGTAATATATGCATCCCAATTATCTATATTTCCATCTCCATTTTTATTTACAAATTTAAAACCTTTATCCTCAAAATCAGTTGGGGTATTTGTATTATAAACATTGAATACATTATGGTCATATATATTTTCTTTTGATGTTAAATATACGTCATCTCGCAATACAATATCATCTTTTTCTTTATTTGTAGGAGAAACCCCATCTGTGGGACAATTAAATTGTTCATTATTCAATTTTTCGTAAATTTTATCACCAACTTTAATATCAAATAGTCTATATTTTTTTATTTGTTTTACACTGGAACCATCAGGTTGTTCATCTATAGGAACTTCTTTATATTTTTTTTGCAATGTATCATAATAATATAAGTAAAAAGTTGTTTCGTTATTATTGGAATCTGCTAGTTCATACCCATGTATTTTTTCTACAACACCTTTAATTTTATTAGATTTGCCAACTTTAATTAATGCGCCTGTTCTTACAATATTATTTTTATTTTTTTCAAGTTGGCTATTAGCTGAATGCATTGCATGACTAACTTTAGAAAACATTAAAGATTTGACATAATCATAATTATAAATAATAATCATTACTAAAATAAATAAACTACCTGAAAATACCAAGATACTATCTAAACGAATATGTTTATATGATTTTTCACCTTCTATAATACTATTTTTATCTGGCCAAAAAGTATCTACGGTTTTTTTTATAAATTGACTTATATTGTCTTTTAAATTAAAAATTTTATAAACGTTTTTTTCAATTAATTTTGATATGCCTCCACCAGCAATAATAAATTTATAAATTTTCATTCCAAAAAAACTACCTAATATTATTAAAAAAATAATTATAGGTATATAAACCAACAATGGTAATATATATTTACTCATTTTAACAGATGTATCTGTTTCTTTTATATTTTTTTCATCTGAATTTGATTTAAAAAGTAAATCCATAATTTTTAATATATATATATTTAAAACATATATTAAATTTAATAAAATTATAATCTATTTTCTAATGTTTTTGCTCCATGACAATTCCTGCATAAAGCTTCTAAATTAGAAACATGATTTGAACCACCAAATTGCAATTCAATCTTATGGTCAATTTCGTATGTTGCATCTAATATTTGTTGACATCTACCACATTTCCAATTTTGATTTGCAGCAACATACTTTTTTTTACTTTCGCTAACACTTCTTTTATTCGTATTTCCCGAGTTTAACATTCTTTTTGTTTGAGGCGCGATATTTTGTGATAAATGTGGTATTATAGATGGATTTGAAGAAAATGATTTATTTAAGTTATTAAATCCTTCATTAATATTTGTAAAATCTAAAATAGGAGACAGCATATCTTTTGTATTTCTATCTACTGGTAAATGGCGTATTAAACTATTTGCATGTAAAAACATATTTTTTGATTCAGTTGGATGCTTTTTCAAAAACATATAAATTGATAAACCAATAAACCCATACATTAACATCTTGTAATATTTTTTTCCATTTAGTAAATATGCTGTATATTTACCATCATGATAAGTATTCATAATAAAAAATATAGTTAAAAATATTACCCATAGTCCTATTCTCATATAAATTAAAATAATATTATAATTAAAATTTATATTAATATCTATTCAATAATAATATATCTTTATTGATATGTATTTTTTTCGTCTTCTTTTTGGAGCTGTTTTTTAAGTATCTAACATGTTTAACTGTTTTTCTTTTTTTCTTTAAAAATTTTTTTATTTTCCTTTCCCTTTTTTTATCAGACCATGATTCAATTCTTTTAATTTTTTTAGGTGGCATTTTATCTAATAGATTAGTTATTTTATTAAAATCACATAATTCTCTCAGACTCATTTCATGAAATGGTTTTGGTGGTTCATATAAAAAAGAAGTAAATCTTTCGTTGTTCATTAATTATAAAATATAATTAATTTAAATGTTTTTTAACACAAAATTTATACATGGAATATAATATTTCTGATATTAGAAGATATGCTGGAAAATATATATATAATTTTGAATTAATAACTTTAAAAAGACTTCGTAATGAAATATCAGTTTTATTTTGTGCTTTACAAAATCAAGTATTATTAGAGTATAAATTTGTAAAGATAATTGAAAAACTTAGTGATTCTATTAAGGAAAGTATATTAAGTATAAATATAAATGAAAATAATAGTATAATATTTGATATAATTTTAAATGAAAAATATCCATTTAATATCTTATTAAATTTCCCTAAAGAATATCCTTTTCGTCCTCCCAGTGTAAAAATTAATAATAACGATTATATTAAAATATTAGCTGATATACAAGGAAATAATTGTAATATTAGAAAAGAAAAATGTTTATGTTGTAGCACATTGTGTTGTAGATATAATTGGGGTCCAAAAATTGATTTAATGGATATTATTAATGAGATATTTTCAAATTTAAATATGTTAATAAATCCAATGAAAGATATTTTATATAAAGCTGTATTAATGAAGAACCTTGGTTATTTTATTGATTAATACCTTTTATATGAATAGACTGAAATAAGTCCTAAAAATAGAATTGCACCTGAATACATTAATTTCTTTTTATTTTTAATACTTTCCTTATTAATAATTTCTTTGGGTTTATAATGTTGATAATAATCTTCTAAACTTTCATAAAATGAAACAGTTTTTAGACCTAGTTTTTTATTTATTTTATTAAATAAAAAATGTATCCACTTCATGAAAGATGTTCTTGAATTTAAATATGGTGTTACAGGGAAATCGTTTAATAATTTGGACATAAAATTACCCATGGGTTCGTCAGGGAAGAATACTGGTAAATTTTGAATAAAATTATAATATTTCCTGATTGTTACTTCATTTGGATTTAAAGGGTAATTTAAAGACATTGTTTGTAATGTAAATTTTAAATGAGGCAGCCATATTTCATATCTTAATTTCATTATATAGATAAAAATATTAAAAGATTAAACTTTAAACATATATACATGAAAAAATATTATAATCAAAATTTTTGTAATAATTGTGGAAAAACAGGGCATATATTTCAGAATTGTAAAAAACCAATTATAAGTAATGGTATTATTAATTTTAGAAAAAAGGAAAATAATGAATATCTTATGATATGTAGAAAGGATACGTTGGGGTATGTTGATTTCTTAAGAGGTAAATATAGTTTAAATAATAAATCTCATATATTAAATTTAATAAATGAGATGACTATTGTTGAAAAACAAAAACTACTTGATAATAATTTTGATGTTTTATGGGCAGAATTATGGGGTAATTTTGTTGGAAATCAATATAAAAGTGAAGAAAAGATATCAAAAGAAAAGTTTATAAAATTAAAAAATGAAGATGTTATAGATTTAAGTTTAGAAAAAATAATAAAAGAAAGTAATACTCAATGGGAAACTCCTGAATGGGGATTTCCAAAAGGCAGAAGAAATAATGGGGAGAACGATATTAATTGCGCTATAAGAGAATATATGGAAGAAACTGGTCATTCAAAAGAATCTTTTGAAATTATTCAAAATATTTTACCATTTGAAGAAATATTTACCGGTTCAAATTTTAAATCGTATAAACACAAGTATTATATTGCAGTATCCAAAAAACATGTTAATAATGATACTTTTCAAAAAAGTGAAGTTAGTAATATGATTTGGTTAACTTTAGAAGAATGTTTGAACGTTATTAGACCATATAGTTTTGAAAAAATAGAAATAATAAAAAAAATAGATAAAATATTAAATAAATATAGTTTATTAATATAATATATTAAGAACATGAAAGGTGGATATAAATCATTTGTCAATTTTTTATTATTATTAAAAACAAAAATTATTACTCCTGGAGATGATTTTCATTTTAAAATGAAAAATACGAATGGAGATAAAATAAAAATTCCTTTAAAAATAAATAGTGATGGATTAATAGAATTTAAAAAACTTTTTTTTTCTGATAATGATGGTGTCTTTGAATTACCAATAATTGAAAATAAAATGACATTACCAGAATATTTAAAAGGGGATGATGAAAACAAATCTATTATTCAAAAATCAATAAAATTATTTTTTTTATTGAAAAAACATTATAATATTGTTTATAAATTTTCACAAAGAAAAAGTATTCATAAATTCATATATAAAAATAAAAAAAGTTTATATATTTTGGGAAAAAAAAATAACAAAAAAATAAATGAATATAATGCTAATAAAGAAGAAAAAAGTTCTATAAAAATATGGAGTCATGAAGGTAATCAAATGAAAGGATTAGGCAAAAATAAGAAAGGTGATTCTAGTTATTTAAGATATTATATTTCAAAAAATAAAATTTACTTTAAAGCATATGAAAAATGGAGTTTAAAAAATATATTATTATTTATTGATGATTTTAATAGTGAAAAAATAAGACGGTATAAAAAAACAGAATTAAAAATAGATAACAAAAAAATAGAAGAAGCAACTAAGGCAGAAGAAGCAACTAAGGCAGCAACTAAGGCAGAAGAAGCAACTAAGGCAGCAACTAAGGTAGAAGAAGCAACTAAGGCAGCAACTAAGGCAGAAGAAGCAACTAAGGCAGCAACTAAGGCAGAAGAAGCAACTAAGGCAGCAACTAAGGCAGAAGAAGAAGCAGAAGCAACTAAGGCAGCAACTAAGGTAGAAGAAGAAGCAGAAGCAGAAGCAACTAAGGCAGAAGAAGCAACAATTAATAATAAAAATATGACATTAGATAAATATATAGAAATATCGACGTTAGTTAAAAAAAATAATGAAGAAGCATTTAAGAAAACAAGAAAAAATGTTGAAGCAATAAATAAAGACAAATCAGATGAAAGATATACTTATGTAACAGGAACGGGAAAAAGAGCATATTTAAGATATAAAAATTTTAATGATAAAACATATCTATCTCAACCTGATAAATGGAAAGGAAAAAATGAAGCTTTTGCATTATTTGTTAAAAAATTTTCAAAAAAGATGGATTTAGATGATAAAATAATCAAAGATAAAACACCAGAAAAAAAGGAAGTAGAAAAAGAAGACGCAGATGATGGTATAGATGACGCAGATGACGCAGATGAAGAAGAAAAAGATGAAATAGATGATGGCATAGATGACGCAGATGACGCAGATGAAGAAGAAAAAGATGAAATAGATGATGGCATAGATGACGCAGATGATGGCATAGATGACGCAGATGATGGCATAGATGACGCAGATGATGGCATAGATGACGCAGATGATGGTATAGATGACGCAGATGATGGTATAGATGACGCAGATGATGGTATAGATGACGCAGATGATGG